TTGTGTTTTGATTATTCGACTATGGCAACAATCAGATTAACAATTTTAAGTTCCATTAAGGAACATGATGGTAGGCTTCCCATCTTAGTTTGTATCTCCCAAAAGAAAGAACGTGCCTACATCAAAACAGAGTTTCTGTTAGATGATATTGCAGAATTCGATAACGGTAAAGTCGCTTACCGGAAGGATGCGAATGTCATGAATAGAAGGCTTGAATTTGTGTTTTCACAATACAAAGAGAAATTCAATTCTATTGAATGCATAGACTATTTTTCTGCAATTCAGATAAAACGGATTATAATATCCAAGGAACGTCCTTCACATATTTCGTTTTTAGAGTTCTGGAAACAGCGCATAAATGAAATCAGGGAAGAGGGTAGGGAAAGTTATGCTAAAATGAATGAGGAGACTGTACGAGTGTTTACTAATGCGGAAGGAGATGTCCCTATTCCTGCAATTAATACTTTACTAGTAGAGCATTTTAAAAAGTGGATGATAAAGAAAGGGTATGCTAATGGAAACATCGGATTAAGGCTTACGCATCTGAAAGCCCGGATAAACGAGCTGATAAAGACAGGTGTTCTTAAAACGGACGTACATCCATTTGCGTACACGAAAATACCAACAGCCGAACCTAAAGAATGCGACCTTTCAATAAAAGAATTTCAGAAAATACAAAAAACGGTAGTTGAAGGGAAACGCTTGAATTTAGGTAGGGACATGTTTTTACTCTCTTTCTATTTGTGCGGTATCAACTTGAAAGATTTATTATCCGTTGATTTGTCGGTGGATATACTTTCTTTTGAAAGAATCAAGACTGTTCATGCTAAGACTGGGAAATCAGTCATTACGTTCCCTATACACAGCGAAGCGAAAGCGATTATCAGTAAATACATAAATAAAAGGGGATTCTTGGATTTAGGTTATTCTTATACCTACTCTAATTTGCAAAAATACATCAATCTTTGCATGAGGGAACTAAAGGAGCACTTAGGAATCAAACAGACATTATGTTTCTATTCTGCTCGTAAGACTTTTGCTCAATTCGCCTCTGAACTAGGTATTCCAGACGGAGTGATAGATTATTGTCTTGGTCATTCGGACAAGAATCGAGGAATCATCCGATACTACACGAAAGTCAAACAAAAGCAAGCGGAAATAGCCATAAACAGGGTAATCGACTACGTGAACAACCCGGACAAATATAAGGACTATATAGAGATGAGGGCGGATATCATGATGATGAAAGGATAAGAGGTGATTTGCTATTATGAATAGAGGTAATATAGAAACAAGAGGTAGCTGTCAGGTGGCTACCTCTCCTATTTCAATACTGCAAATTTTCAAGTAATTACAAAAATATAAATTTATATTCTTCTGTAAATCATATTTGTTCATCTTCTGATTCTTTCCTTTTTAAGATTATTTTCTGATAAAAATAATCATCATTATTTTCTTTGAGAACCAAAACCAAAGAATTCCCTTCAAATTTCTCTATATTATACTTATCTTCTTCATCATATGCAGTATATCTGAAAATCAGATAATCTTCATTATATATATAAGAAAAAATATCATTATCACCATCAGGAATCATCCAAACTCCACTAAAATTTTCATTTAAAGTTATAAACTCTCCTGGATATTTTTTTACACGTATCCAAGGTTCTCCACCGGTCAAATTCTTATTGTAAATAGAATCATATGTGATCTCCCAAGTACCATAAATATCATTCGCAGGTCCACACGTAGCCTCACTTATAACATTCATTTTCTCATCAAAAACTTTCGCTTTCAATATTGCACCACCCTTCAGCGGAGTCCATTGGACTTTTACATTTCCTAACATATCAGTGATTCCATAAGTATGATTCAGTTCGCCATTCTTAGCCTCAAATTTTACAACCATACCCATCGGACTTGGAACTTCCTTTCCAAGTATAGTTCGTGTAAGGTTAAAAGTTGCATCAATCGGCTCCTTTACTTTTATAGATGTGCCTTTTACTGGTGATTGAAGAGTTATTTTATTTGGCATATTATAAATCTGACCTTCACAAAGAGTTAAAGGCGCAGGAGAAATTTCTTTTCCTAATCCTACAAACCCCAATAAAATACCAGCCTGCAAATCAATTCCAGCATAAGCCTTTTCTGTCAATGCATAATAATCTTTACTTACGGAGCCTATTTCATTATAAAAAGCAGCCCTTACTTCATCCCGAAAATATGGTTTGATCGACAAAAAAGGACCTGCAAGATTGTACATCTTTATACTTATTCTTGGATAAACAGATGTCCATAAATCCAAGTTAGCAAAAGCACTTATCTCTATCGGCTTAGGGGTGTTAGTAAAGTTAGCACTTCCAACAGGAGACCATCCTTCACTTTTGGTATATTGTATCCCTGCCTGTAGTTTCCCATCAAATATCACTCCACCTGTTGCTTTTAGCTGGGCCTCACCTTGTACCGAATATTCATATAGAAAATCGACATTCAGAGAAAGATGTACGGGAACTCCGGTAGCAGTTATATACCAAAAATTGAGTTTTTTGAATACGCTTTTGTCTAATATATCCTTCTCTTCTTCTTCAAACTTACCTTTTATTAAGGCACCTAGTATAAGCTCCCATTTAGCTTGTGCATCAATAGTGAAACGAAATTCTTCAAGCTCGCTGACTTTTACTTTTAAATTCGGAGTAATCTCCTTCTCTTTTACTGCTTTGCCGAATTTCAGTTTCATATCCCCCTTCATGGAAGTTACCAACCGATTCTTTTCCCAATAAAGAGAAAGATTTCCATCATCACTACCTGTTATTATTTGTCCAGAGTGATCTATCGGCTTAAAATTTATCAAAAGTGAATTGTCAGCCTTTGTCATGTTATCACCGGAATTTATGTCATAAATCGTCAAAGCTTCCCCTTCCTCACTGGATAAAACAATTTTTGTTGGATATATTACATTATCATTGTCTATAACTGCCCTACTTTTGTTTTTTGCTCTTACATTCGTAACCATGGAGGATGGTACTAATGAGAAAGACAACTCTTCATCACTGAACAACTCGGTCATATCCGCTTCTACTGTTTTCAGCGTAATATTGTTGCCTTCTGCCTCTGCCTGCATCACACGTCTGATATAGCCGGAAGTGGAATTATCCAAAACTATGAGGGAATGGCCTTCCTGAAAAGAAGGAGCCTCACCTTCAAATGTCAACTTAATATCTCCGGACTCATCATCTTGACTCACAACTGTAGTTTTATCCCAATCAATGTCCACAAGAGGATATTCCTTTGCCGGTTTCTCTTCTGGCAAATTACTATTCCCTTCATCCCCATTATCCTTGCTGCATCCTATGAAAAACAGACACAATAAATAAAAAAAGATCTTTTTCATATTAATAAATAAAATAACATTTAGAAAACTGCGAATTTATTCATTATTCTCCACTTACTAAAACTGCTTTTTCATGAATTGTAAACAAACTGATGAAAATTTGGAATAAGAACTGAAAAAATGTGATTATTATGATATTATTTTTTCATCCCCAAAAAGGAATAATCTAATCACCCCAGTACTAGTACAAAGTTAGTTTAAATGAATAAAGGCTGCCAAATAGGCTGCATCCGCTGGCTGCGGTTGTTGACACTCGAATCTCACTCCGTTAAAGAGGGAAATATATCAATCTTCAATGTCTGCAATCAAGTCTTTAAAAATTTTCTGGGAGGAACGAATACCTTCTAGGAAGGTTGCTTCATTTTGCGAATTTGTAAGGGTATTGTCATCAACAAAGGTAACATAGACAAATCCTAGTGCTTCTGCTGTTTCCTTTTGAGTGTTCGGATCTACAAGACATTCAATTGCAGTCCTGATGAAACAAAGTCCATCACTTACCTTCATTGCATGGTGAGCTGTTTCACCGTATTTTTGATAGTTTTTCTTTATATCTTCGTTGAGTTCAATCAGTAAGGCTATTTTATTCCTTGTGAAATATCGGCATATTACCTCATTAAGCCCTATAGTTCGGTATTCTTGAAAACACGTTCTCTATAGCGAGAAAAGAAATGGGCACTGTACGCATCTATCCTTCTAGTCCATACCATTGAATCGGCGTCGGTATGTTTATATGGAGAGCACCCCCATTTCAGAACGAATCGACTACTATCCACATTTATTACAGAGAAATAATTAAATTCAGGATTTTCAACAGCTTGTCTATTTGCAGCATAAAAAAATAAAATGTATGAATTACGTCGACTAGGATTTGTGTATTCAAATAGTTCCCAAGCCGGAAAACGGAGAGTCTTCCGAAATTTTTTCACAGCCTTTGGCATTAATTGCTGACGCTTATATTCTATCTTGGAACGGTCGGAGACCAATTCTTCATACATCTCATAAAATGTCATTGTTGGAATAACCATAATGTAACAAGTTCTAAACGTTTAATTAAATAGATTTACTTGAAATTATGTAATCATATTTTTAGCAAATATAAAAAAACATCAAAATATATCTAATTATCAATCCTCGAAATAGCATTTTCTGAAAGTATTATTAGGGGATTCATATATGGGCAACCGTAGCCAGCGATGTAGCTTATTTGGCAGCCTTTGGTAATTTACTCTTTACATCCCAATCAAAAGAATAGAGATGCCCGTTGATCGGTACATTTACAGTCAAAATTCTACCTTTCTTCCTTTTAATGTTCATATAACCTATTATTCCATCATTAGGATGGAGCGTTGTTTTCTTTAAATATCCTTGTTTCTTTACTTCCCTGTCATTGTCCATCATCTTACTTAACGTTTGCATTTGGTAAGACGAAGCCATATTAGCTTGAATTGCGACATTGGCATCATAATGATTAGTCACCGTTGTATAAGAGAGACCATTTGATGAATACGAAGTGGAATAAGACGTAGAATATCCGGCACTTCCTGCACTAAGCCCAGAAGAAAAGCCATATAAGGCCATAGCCCAGTTTTGAGACTTTCTTATCTTTTTCTGAAAGGATTCATTTGTATATACAACTAATTGGGATGTATCCCCTCTATTGGTTAATAACTGGGAAGTAACATTTTCAGGCATAAATATGACCGATGAATCACATTGGTTCTTGATGAAAACATCTATCCGGTAATATTTACCATAATCATCCTTCGTTTCATAAGCTGTAAGGCCAACGATAAAACCATTCGCATTTCTATATGCCCAAAGATTCCCATCATTATATTCTGTCATAACCGTAGAATCATTTTCTGATAGAATTAAAGTTTGTGCTTTTGATATTATTGAAATACACACAAAAAGAAATAAACATATATATTTCATACCTTCAATATAATTTATATAAGTTACACCATAAGATGAGATTAAAATGTAAAAACGAAATTATAAATAATATGTGAAATATCCAAAAATAATCTAGCAGTAAAAAATAATAGAAAAGTAATCTACGAATACTAACGTATTATATTTCCCTTTTCTTTACCACATAAATAAGTTACAGCCAGCTCCAGCCCCAACGTACCAACCATTTGGATAACCATAACCAACTTGTCAAGTTCTAGAACCTTTACTTTACAAGGCGGAGAAGTAGCGGTAAACTGAGTAAGCAAACCTAAGAAATATAAAAATTACATAGAGATAGACAGACATTATTATGATAAAAGAATAAAAGCATCCTATTCGGCCTTTATTTGTTGTACCTCTAACTTCGGTTTATTATGTAATGAATCTACTACAGTTTCCATTGGTCCAATCTGATCTATTACTGATTGGCTAGTTTTTGATAGCGTAAAAACCAATATAACATATATGGCTATTAATACTGCTCCTGCTATACAACGCCCTGTTTTCAAATATTGGTACCAATTTATCCTCTGAATTAATAATGGCGAAATAAATAAATACAAAGACGCAAAAAGTAATAATAATACTCCAAAACCAATCGTATTAGCTATCAATTGATATAAATTCAAAGTCGTATTATTAATAAATATATTAACAATACCAAAAAGAAAAGTAATAGCTGCTGTAAATATCGCTATTAAATCATAAGCTTTTTTATCTGAAGTTTTAATATCATTTTTTATCTGAGTTATTTCTTTTCTCTCTATTGATAGATCACAACGAAACCTTAAATACTCTTTGGTTCTATTAAATTGCTCCAATCGTTCTTTCAGTGTGTTATAGTCTATATATTTCGCATAAGCCGAAGGTACAAATAGTTTAATTGATTCATTATCCACACAGTACATAGATTCTTCAAATGGTAATTGAAAAGGAAAAAACTGATGGGAACGACTCCATTCGTAAGATTCGCTATATAAAATAATTATGCGCCCAAGTTCTTCCAGTTTATCTTCTATTAGTTTATCATCAAAATCCTCTTTTTCTATATGAAGTTCAATACATTTAATAATAGCTTCTATAGCCTTTTCATATGGATGGAAATTTCTCACTCCAGTTTTCGCTTGTATATTCTCTATGTGCCGAAGCTCTTCTTTTATTTGTTTTAAATTGGGTTCGCATTTTTGCGTATAAAACGAAAAGCGACAATTATGCAAGAAATTCAATATAGAATTCAACGAAAATTTATTATATTCCTCTACTGAATTACTAGGATTTATAAACTCTCTCGAATTTCGTTTTATTTGATATATATCTGAGAACTTTTTAAGAACAAAATCCATTTTAACAATATCAGACTTATTTGCAAGATTCTGTTTATAATATTTCATCAACAAAACAAATGATTTCAATTCAGGATTTCCCCCACTAATATCATTTAAAAGTTCATTTGCTTGTGATTCTGAATCACATTCTTTTGCAATAAACCCATCATAATCCCCTATGTCTAAATCCTTAGGATTTATGCATATAGTACTTGATTCAGTATTAATATAAAAAGGAGATTCTTTAATATTGTATATTATAAAATGGCATTTGTGGAGCAATACAGCTAAAACTGACCTTCTTTCAGAACTACCTTCAGAGATGTATTCCTTTAATCTATCTCTACTTATAAGTAGATTTTGGAATTCATCTTCACCAATAGGAAACCGATAATCAAACAAACATAAAGGAATTGTAATCTCTGGAAATAATTTAAGAATTTTATCAGTCGAATTAATATTTTTCAATTTGTAGAAACCATATTTATATTGGTTTTCCTCAGTACTAAATTTATTTTTCGAAATTGTTACAAAATAATTATAGTGCTGTAATGCATTATAGATTGAGTAATTCAAATCTCTATATCGTGACAGCAACTTGTCAACCTTCTCACTTCCAGAGTCTGAAAGTGATGGTGGAGCATATTCTACTGTCGTTTTGGCTAGAAAATTATTTAGTACATCTAGAAAATTAGGAACATTAATATATTCCCCACTAATAATCGACCTACTTAACAGTATAAAACATGTCTCAAAGAAATTTTCAATTTGAGCACTTTTATCAAAAAAGACAGATTCTTCCTCACTACTATTGGGAAGCCAAGATTCTGGAAACTCTTCTATGAATTGATTATAACACTGCTCTAATATAAAACCCATCCTACTTGTTTTATTTATTCAAAGTATTTATTTCTATCATTTCTAATCGATTCTATAGTCATTTTGTAACTTGACATTTCCATTAACCTAGCAAAAGTTATGGATTGTCTCCAACTTTCCCACTTATGTGTAATCTCCACCAAAGAAAAAGCATTTAATAAGATAAGATGCTCATTTTTCTCTTTTAAGGTATTAACAGCATCTTTTACTTGAGTGTAATCTTCTATTCTATAAGGTAATATTACATTTTCCTTTTTGATAATAGACCTTTCTGTTACGATATAAGATGGCAATCTATTATCTTGAATAGCATTATATATATCACTTTCCACTGGTCCATATGGCAATGCATGAAAATTATTAAAAACATCCAATAAATCTCTTGCACCTTCCCTCTTTGGTGCAGCAGTTAAAAATAAAAGCTTGAGTACGGATAACTTAGAACAGTTCTGAAAATTCATGGATTCTTTACCCTCTTCTTTATACCATTGTTCAAAGAGAGACAACATATAATCAAAGGCAAATATTTTATTCATAACAACCGTATTAAGTTTATAATAGTAATGCTTATATCATTAAATTAGTTTGCAAATAAAGTAATTATTCTCTCTTATTCTGTTTTTTGTTAACATTCTTAAGCAAACAGTAACATTGTAGCTATTAAGTTGTACACTTAAATTTACCACATAATCACATTCCAACTCACTCCTGCACCCACATACCAACTGAACGGATAACTATCCCCATCCTGCAAGCCAAGCCCAAATACTTTTCCTTCGACTTAACGATATGGTAGATGCCATTTGTTACCGTCTTATATACTGTTCTCAGGAAATATATACAAGCTGTCTACGATTATCAAAACGAAGTACGATTTTCGTTTTCAAAAAATATGTTATAAAATGATACTTCAATACCATTTTACTAAGTACTCTCGGAACCAATTTTGCCAAATCTGACTTTTCAAATGTCATTACAAAATCTCTTTCTCAAAATGGGTATTACAAGTTCCCGGATGGGCTCTTAATACAGTGGGGGTATTTCAGCGGAGGTACTGCAAATAATCAGTCCATAAATTTCCCATTATCTTTTAAATCTTGTTTTTCCCTTGCTTTTTCTAGTACGACGGATAACACTAATAATTCTATATGGTCTGTGAATTATGCCGCTATATATGCTTCATATTTTACGGTTTATAGAAGATATGCAGATGCAGGAACTATTGCTAACTCTTCACAGTCATTTAGATGGATAGCGATAGGGACTTGGAAATAGTATAATATTACAACATTATTTACGTCATGAAACATTTTAGTAGAAAATTGGTAGCAATTTTAGTACTCATAATTTGGCTAAGTTCTCTCGGAACTAAGTACGCCAAAGCAGACTTTTTAAATGTTATTACAAAATCTCTTTCTCAAAATGGGTATTACAAGTTCCCTGATGGACTGTTGATTCAATGGGGATATGCTTCTAATAGCCAGGATAGTTACCACAAGCAATCTGTATACCTTCCTGTTTCTTTCGCTTCTACTCCATATTCAGTTGTTGTAACGGCAAAGAGCGGATTCCAAGATTATTATGCTGGAAGGACGGTTGATGCATTCTATAATAGCAGCTTTACCGTTAGCGCAAACCAGGAAAATAAAGAGCCGTTTTGTTGGATGGCAATAGGTCGATGGAAATAATTAATAAAGAATAATTATGGAACAAAAAATGTATTGGAAAAACGGATTCTACGATGTTCCGATAGACGGAGCGGTAGAGATTACGAAAAGGTATTGGCAAGAATTATTAGACGGTCAATCTTCCGGACTCGTAATCGTAGAGAACGAGAAAGGATATCCCATATTGAAGGGATATGAACCGACCTTATTAGAGTTGAAAGCCCGAAAAATAGCGGAATTACAGGCGTATGACTCATCCGAATCGGTAAATAGCTTTAGTATTGGTAATGTGTCCGGTTGGCTTAATAAGAGCACCCGTGTAGGTCTCATGAACTCAATTAGTATTGAGAGGGAATCCGGACGACCCGAAACGACTATCTGGCTAAATGATGCAAAGTTGGTCTTATCAATCGAGAAAGCCATTGATATGCTACAACAGATAGAGTTATATGCCCTTGCGTGCTACCATACAACACAAGGGCATATCAAAGCCATTAATCAACTGGAAACGAAAGAAGAAATCGAAGCCTATAACTTTAAAACCGGCTATCCCGGAAAGCTAAGCTTCTTTGGATAACCAACGGTATAATCGTAGCTTTCAATCTCTTCGATTGTATCCAATGCCTTGACTGCTGCAATGTGTGATTGTGTTACATTGTAGCACTCAAGCGCATACATTTCCAGAGCATTTAACATAGCCAAAGCGTCTGGTATTGGAATGATATATTTTACTGCATCATACCAAAGCACAGTCTCCGTTCTGCCTGCCTCTTTTTCGGTATTAATTGAGTTAAATAATCCAACACGTGTAAACTTATCCAACCACATACTTTTAGCCCGTAATTCAAAAGAATTGACCTCTTCGGATTTGTCAAACGATTGAATCTCAGATACTTTTATTTTTCGCATATCTTCAAGGGAGTACTCGTTTTCTACCAATACAGGATACCCTTCATCATTGGTAACAATGAGTTTCCCGGATGATTGCCCTTCCAGAAGTTCCCTGTAATTTTCTATGGTTATTTCTACCGCTCCGTCTACTGGTGTATCATAGAATCCATTTTTCCAATACATTTTTTGCTTCATACTTATCTATTTTATTATTTCCAAATTCCAATGGCAAACCAATCAAAGGATTCACCAGGGAACCCTTTATTTCCATTATAGGGATCATAAAAAGTACCACTGACATAGAATGAGGATGTGCTTTTGTTCAATGTATACAATGTTTGAACAACGTCAGTCCCAGCTTCAATACCATAAAACACTTTGTATCCATCATTTTTAAAAGACATCGGCATATATACTCTACGCTCCTTCTGTCCGGTAGTAGTGATACGTCCATATTGTATCAGAATCCCATTATTGAATTTAATGTATATGTTATTTCCACTAGTTAATGTTGTTACAGCATTAGATAAATCGGCTTTAGCATACGTAGTCCCGAGAGTACTTAGTATATTTCTTTCCTCCGCAGTCATGACTTTTTTATCTGTTGTTTCCTGAATATCAGACGCTTGATGCTCATGAACCGAAGCGGCATAATTGCCTAGAGGTTGATAACGCTCATCGTTGCGTGCATCATGATTATGAGAATTAAAATTTTGCAACAGCTCATTTAACCCTTGAACAAGTTCCGGAACTGTAACAAGTCTATTGAATATTTCCGCCGCTTCAAGTTGAATATTATATTTTTCTCCTGCCATAACTTTATGTGTTTTTTAGTTTATACAATCCGAACAATGTAACCAATACAAGTGAAGTGAGAATTGCGTCCTTATGTAAATCCCACCAAGAAAGCTCGACAACTCTCTCTTTTTGATTCAGCAAGGCAGTTACCTTATCGCTTATAGTATCCAGCCGGTTAGAGAACTGTTGTAAGCTTATAGACAATGTTTCATCTACTTCAGTCCTTTCCTGCTCCTGTCTGGAAGCGGTAGTAGTACTTTCCTTGACTATATGCTGCCTGCCGGTTGAATCCGGATCAGACAAATAAACTGTCGTGTTCTCCACTTTCAGATTACTTAGCCGGTCATTAACAATCTTCGTTTGTTTACTGAGGTCTATTCTCAATTCTTCAATTATCTTCCGTAGATATTGGAGGTCTCCGGAATAGTCTACCTGCTTTTGAGTTTCCATATTCCGAGAAGTCCGGCATGAAGCAAACCATATTCCCGACATCAGGAATATGGTTATATAAATCAAGGCTTTCATAATCCCAGGTATTTAGCGATTCCCTCGATGTGTATCTTGGCGACCGCATCCTTACCACGTGCCGACAATAGAAACTCCACGTCCTCTTTATTATCCTGAAAAAAATTCTCAGTCAAGACAGCCGGACAGTTCGTATCCCGGCACATGGCGAGATTCTGTTGCCAATATAACTTGTCCGGAGACGGCTTTCGTACAGGAATACCAATACTCAACACCGTTTCCGATAAACATTCAGCAAGCTTCTTACTGTTACCGGACGCATTGTTAGACACATACACGCTCCATCCTTTCGCATTCATCCAATTTGAGCCATTACCGGCTGCATTACAATGTATAGAGACAAGAATTGCCTTCTTCCCCGTCTCTTTGTAGATGGCATTCACACGTCGGCATCTCTCAGACAAAGGAACGTCCGAATCTTCTTTCACAATGCGTTCCGCATCAATTCCCTTTTTACGTAATCCGAGCACTACCCTATCGGCAATTTCCCTTGTATACGCCCATTCTCTTAATCTTCCGTCCGGTGAACGTTTGCCCGGTGTATTTTCTCCGTGGCCGTTATCAATTAATACTTTCATTTCTTTTCCTCCTTCATAAATCCGTTATTCATATAATCGACCACCGCTTTGGCTATATCCTCCGGATTCGCCTTGTGCTTTGCAATCTCAGCAGCCAAAGCGGCAACCTGTTTCATCTCCCTGCGTTCCTTTTCTTCAGCTTTCTCGTAGATAGATTTCACTTCAATGGCGGCAACGCCAAAAGCCCCGAGTAATGTGATGAACGGGAAGATAGGTATCCGATAATCATAATAGTTATCCAGATACCAGATTCCGGCCATTTGCATACAGTCAACCACGACAAGGGCTAGAAGAGCATTATAATATCTTGCTATCTTGTCTACCGTACGTTTGTATTTGTCACTCATCAGAGGCTCGCCACGTTGTTTCGCTTTCCGTGTTCCCGCCCAGAAATCAAATGCGATAAAAAATAGTGGTGTCAACAGGATACCGAACAACATCCATGCGACTACAAATAATTCATCCAATCCTTTCATATTGTTTTTACTTTAATAAATCTCTGAGACTAAGAGTTATTAGGTTCTCCTATAAATACATACAATGACTTATTCGGGATATATTTGCTACCATCATTACTCCAAAAAGTAAATCTGGCCATTCTAGTCGGAGGATTGGCTTGGACTACAATATCATTGATCGATTCAACACAAGGAGTCAATCCCCACTTACTTAATCCATTCCAATCCATTCCCATATTTTGAGGTATACACATCACCCTGTCGTGACTGCACCTGTATTTTATCACAATGTAATTGTTTCCGGCTCCGGGCGAAGCTCCTTCGTATCCTATACTCACAAATTCTATCCCATTCCCCCATGTTTTTTGATTTAAAGTCGGATTTCCACCATTGTACCATACCTCCAAGTAAACATACGACAGAACACCAGGCATACACCAATGGTCCCCCTCGTTCATTCGCCAATAGCTTCCTCCAACTGCATCTATACAGATATTCCTATTGCCACCTCCCCAAAATTCATACGTGCTTCCGGTAGCCCTTATCATAACAGCCCTGTTGTCGGAATCCCCTGCTTTGCTCGCCTCAAAATAAGAGCCGCATCCAAATCCTGTGATACCAGGAATCGCGTTTCCCAAAGCAGCAGTGGTCTTGCGATAATCATTGGTGATCCTAATTAAAGCATTTTGACCACTCTTGTTTTCCAAGATATAACTATCAATATCAAAACCACCCACTTTACCTTTATCAGAATAAACTTCACCGATAAACTTATATTGCTTAGTGACGGGATCGAGCTCAAATACCACCTCATCATCAACAACGGCAAATATTCCAGTTCGTTTAGAGCCACCAATGAAGCAATCTACTCCCTGGATTATTCCTGTTTTCTTTCCACTATCCGGATCCATTTTTCCAAAAAAGCAAGTACCATCCGGTCGAAGGTCATAAACCGAGTTACCATCATCAGAAATCCCCTTAATAGAACAACGGGCTTCAAGACCACTACCCGGAACATATTCCAGATAAGATTTTTTATCTCTGTCACCAACATAGCTGCGTCCGTAATTCTTTGTATATCCCTGGTTAGTTACCCTATCAAACCCTTCTTCAAGAATCACTTTATCTGCGAGGGAATAGGAATCAATGCCTTGCAACATCTGTTTCAAAGGTGCATTCTCGCCATAAGACGACATGATAATGGCGTTCTGCCTGCTCACATCTGTACGATTCCCTAACTGGATAATGGTATCACCCGCCTGTGGGATATCGCTTCCGGCATCACAGTCTTCTATGGATAAGTCGATGTAGTTATCACCGACTTCCATCACATAACGCCAATAGTATCTGTTGGACACGCCATCGTAAACTCCGGCTTTTATATTGAATTGTCGGCACATCGCAAAGTCACCGGCAACGAACTGGCTTAATATCGCTTTTTCTCCATCGTCAGCGGTGAAATAGCAACGATAACGTTTCTCGGATGAGTATAGTTGTACCCCGTTGATATCGTACAACTCACACCCGTTGACATCATAAAGCGCAAACTCCGCTACATTATCCACTTTCGTACATTCTATGCTGGCATTAGTAATTATCTGCTCACCTGAGACGTGTTGCGCATCCTTTATTACTAACGAATCGAAGATTGCTTTCATACGAAAATAGGCCTTATCCACCTCAAGATAGGTTTTACCGTCAGCATCTACTTGAATAATTCCACCGGAACCCAATGTGCCGGGAGTAAAATCTCCCAATTCTATTTTACCGGTCATGATTCCCCCTAGAAGTTTCAACAGATAATCTGTCGTATCCTCCTGATCTTTACGAAGAAACGTAGCAAGGCTCTTTCTTGAAGAAAATACATTTCTGTCGGACGGCAAGGTTTTATCGTTAACTCCTATGACGTATACGCTGGTTCCACCTCCACCAACAACACTTCCGGAGTAAGAGTGACCTTTGTAAGTAAGATTATCAAGCTTGCTTTCTATCTCACCGATACGGGAATAAGCGGCTGTTTCACCAACCGTATATATAGGATGATCGTATGGAATATCCAACGGCCACTCGAAACCGATAATGCGGGATTGACGACCTTCGGGGAAATACGCTTTATTTATAAGGTTTACTTTATCTCCTACCTCATAGGTACGAATATTGCCATTATTATAAATGAAATCAGCGTCCATCTCGCAATCATAGGTGGACGGATCAATCATAGACTTCTTTACGTACTTCTTGGTAGTTTCAAGCAACTCTTGTTCTGATTCCGGCATCATCTGTTCAGAGATGAATGCCGGATCAAAGCCGTAAAGGACGTAAGTATCTGCCGGAACTTCTTTGCCATCTTCCATATGAGTGGTTTGCGGGAACAACACATCGTCGGGAAGGGCACGCCCGTAATCCTCATTGCGGACTATTTCAAATGTGGTTCCTGTGTTATCACTCTCTTTTAAGGTTAAAGCAAAGTCAAGTCCGGCAAGTTTCCCTGTCTGGAAAATCAGGTGTAGCTCTTCCAGTAGGAAATCTTTCGTAAAGTTCTTTAGTCCGTTATCTTTGAATGTGTAGATAGGGTACTTGTTTCCGGTAGGCTTTTTTGTCTCTTCGTCTATTTCTTCCTTTTCCTCATGACTAATGCTGGATACGGAGCCGATATACTTAGGATATTCATCCTCAAATATAACTATCTCCTCAATTGCTTCCTCCACAGGCATTTCCACATTATCCGGGTTATCGTAACGTTCATCTCCTATGTTGATCCGTTCCCCTGTGGGGCTGTATCTGTAAGCGTCTACATAGGGAATACCTTCCGGCAGCATAAGGCGTTTTTGGACAACACCGTTCAAAGTCAGTTCCTTATCATCCTTGCTGAAATAGTTATCGGGGACTTTTCCTTTTATGATGTTATTAATCGTATATCTGTCTCCTAGAGAAGCGGTGACACCTTCGGGAAGACGAATAACATTTGAGTTGTCTCCTGTAAGTAGATCCGGATTATAGACAGCTTCAAATGTCTGTCCGCCATTGGAGCCGGAAAGGAATGTCACCGAAGTGTCAGCAGAAGCCCCACCCCTCAAATCGATATTATATTTTATATACGCCGCAAAAGATGAAAGTATATCGAAAGAATCGTTCATCGGGACACTAACAGAAGTTCGGACTTTTAAATCAGAACTGTTCTTGTCTATTTCCAATGTATTAGGAACATCTATTCTGGCATTAATTTCATATTGCTGCTGCGAAGACAACGAAACAACTTGATTGCCTATCGTAACTTCTTTTGATTCTCCAGAGACTTTATATACATACGTAGCTTTTAATATATATTCTCCTGCCGGAAGAAAAGCGCGGCTCCCTATTTGGGGAAGGGTTGTTGTTATATTAATGGATATTCCATCCGAAATAACTTTATAGGAACCGCTTTTAGCCAATGAAGACAAATCGGTATCAAGAATCCATTCTGTGTAAGATGGTTTAAAAAATCCGCTTCCCTCGCTCCTGCTAGCGGTATAGTATTCTTTATACGTAACCTTAGACGGAAAATAATCTATGTTAAGGATTCTTGCCGTATCAGCTATATCTCTACCATTGACCTTCTTCACGTCAAAGATCAGACTCTTCCGGTAGCTGTCAGGAATATTACGAGTAGAACCGAAAGCATAAACACGGGTTGCGTATGTGGTCTGGCTGTCACTTCTCTGCATGGAGTTGACATTGACGTTCTCCGTGTCCGTTAAATCACCAGCTTTAAAGTCTACCGGGGAGCTGTATTCACAACGGCCGAAATGAATAACGTGTTCTGTTATCCACCATTCACACTCCCAAGTCTCCGCCATTTGGGTAAGAGCGTCTATCAGATTCGCATTATCGTATGAAACGAGTTTGGAAGTGTTCGCTACCGTATTATCAATTTCGTATGTGAACTCTTCTTTTCTGAACTTGTATCCGAGTGCTTTCAAGTTGTCAAGAAAGACATTCAGGTGGACATTAAGAGGAGCGGTGAGATTCCATCCTGCTTCTCTTCCGGTAGTCTCAGGCGTGTAGAAAAACTTCTTGTTCTTCCACTTCCAATAATAGGCATCAAGACGAAGCTCATAATCATAGGCTCCTGTAGTCGTATTGTAGGCGGGTTTATACAGGTCTACAAGTTCGAATATTCCGAGATCATTATCTACCCCATCTCCTAATTGGAAGTACACAGGATTGGCTAGAGAGAACTTCAATGTAATGTAGTCCTCCTTCATCAATAAGAACTTCCGCTTGCTTCCCTCATTGATAGGGGTAGAAAAACGGAGATTGCCGGATATGTCTTTGATGTCTATCTTATCCATGACACCAAAGTTCGGAGATAAAATAATGAAGCCCTAATTATTAGAGCTTCATTATTTCACAATGATTTAATAGTGAAGAATCAATCTCTTACAGCTGGATTGGGCTCACAAAATTTTGCAGAAATCCTCCCAAACGTCCTATCTAAACTCTGTGCATAAGTGACACTTTTACCTAAGTAAATCAAGTGATAAATATCACTGCTATTTGCCGGAATCTGAACAGTAATCACACCCTTATATAATTCTTCGAAAAAAGATGTTTTTTTTACCTGATAGTCGGATTGGGAACTACCCTCTATCGTGAAAGTTAAAGTAAGTTCTCGCTCATCCAACTTTGGATTGTTGATAATAACACGTTTTCCATGCTCCACTCTGGATTTATTCTCTATCAATTCTTTTATTGGTACTGACGAGCCAACTACATCTAAAAAATTGTCTCCCATCCTCACACCCCATACAGCGTAAGCATCTCTTCCATTTATCAGTAAATCTGCCATAACTAACTATTTTGTTGATAATCCTTTGGTATTGTTTTTAACTTCTGAAATATCCTTTTGCATTTGCTGGATTGGTTTTATTATCGCTCCGGTGTTCTCAGAGATTTGAACTAGTTCGAGATATGAACTTGCTATCAAATCACGTGTATCATCAGCAATGTTTTTGGTTTCAGTATTTATGGAAACGAGTGTATCCGCTTTCATCGTTAGAATATTTAGTGATTGGGATTGAGTTACACTTTGATTCTTTATTTCCTCTCCGGCAATTTGCAAGGCTGTAAAACGTCCGTTAAGCTCTTCAATTGAATCTTGCGAAGCTGCGGCAAATCCCTTCTTTGTGGACTCTTGGGAAGAAGATGTACTACTCGTATATCCGGTTACTGCAGCGATTTCATCACGGATCTTCATGGCTTCTTCAACATATTGCATATACTCATTCTGCAAAGCTTCCCTTTCCGATTCAGTCAATTCATTATCTTCCATAGACTTGCCAAACTTTTTCCACCATGCTTCCAATTTATCGCTATACAATTCACCAATCTTATTGGAAAGCATTGCACGCATAAAATAGTCAGCAATATTGTCGGCTGCATCCTCTGCACTTGCATCCATATCCATTAGAGTGTCAATGAAACTGTCATACATAGACTCGAATGATATTCCGGTAAGACCTTCATACAGCTTATTAGTAAGTTCTTCCATCTTTCCGGCTTGGTCGATATAGTCATTTAACTTTTCTGTCAGGCGACCCCCATAATTACCTTTCCCTGTATTCTGAATTTTCTCCCACATATCAACATTACTGCGTAGCATTTTCATTTCTTCGGGAGAAAGTGACCATATATCACCGTTCCAATTCCGACCAATCTGACTGCTTAAACGAGCTATTTCATCTTGATTAAATCCACCCCAGTAATAGTTCCAACTATGATGGGAGTTGGAATATCTTGCCTGTTCTTGCGCAATCTTCTTATAATTTTCTTCTGTCTCCTCTTGTAATTTCTTGGCATCGGTATATGCAGCAACAGATTTTGTTCCCTTACTGGCTTCCATTACATCCGTCAAGTCCTCAATAGCTGTTTGCAGCGTTTCGTTGCGATCGGTTAATCGATCAATAGTATCTTGTACCTCCTTTGCATTGCCACCGATGCCAAACCATGAATTAAATCCACCAAAGGTAATTGTGTTGAGGATGTTGCCAATACCGCTACTTATAGATTTGCCTAATGTGACAAATAAATCTCCAGATAAAACATCACTTAGAATTCCGCTAACAGCACTGAATATGGAATCAAGCAGGCTACCTACAAGGTTACTCAGTCCGTCTTTCAGAACATCAATGATAGACAGAATCCAACCGACAATAGGAACTTCCTTAAGAGACTCGGATGTTTTGCCTATCGCGTCTTTGAACCCGTTCACCGTTTTGATGATTCCGCTGTATGCGTTATATAGTCCGCCCGAAGACAGTTGTTGCAATCCTCCCAACAGGTTCTCCATGCTCGCTTTCAGCTTGGTGGCGGAATCGGTTACATTTTGCTGGCTTTGGTTGGCTGCTTCTGTCTGTGTCTTCACGTTGGCAGATGCGGCGTCAGCATTCTGTTGGGCTATATCAAGTGCATTTTTAGCACTTTCCTTTTCTGCATCATCCCCACTCTTTATTGCTTTTTCATAGTCATCTTGCGCCTTTTTCAATTTTTCAAGGGCGGCAGTTTCATTATCAACAGCAAGGATGCGATTTTGCTCTGCCAATTGGTATGCCTTTACGTCTTGACCAAGTTTCTTAAAATTGATTCCGCCTGCACCGCCTAAAGACTTTTCCATTTGATTAATAGCGTCAATCAATGATTTCTGGCTTGCCTGGTCGGAGTTCTTGAATTTGCCAGTCCGAACATATTTCTTAGCTTCTTCAAGTGCTGGTTTAATCATATCATTAAACATACTTCCAAATTCACCAAATACAGTTACCCAATCTATATTGGCTTTTATAGCTTCGGTTTCTTTATTTTGGATGGCAATGTCACGTTGTTTTTCTAGCAGCTTAACTTGTGCGCCATTTGTTCCACCTTCTTCCTGCACTTTCTTTATCTTCTCAGCATATTCTTGAGTAATAGCTAATTTTTGCTGCTGAAATGTACCATACTCTTTCAAATAGTCGTTCAAAGCTTGTTGTTCGGCTTTAAGCTGCTCTCTGGTCACATCAGCAATATTTTTATCCCTTTTATTCTCGGCATTAGTGTAACGAGCGGAAATTTCCAAAGCCTGTTCTTGTGTCAATTTTCCACCTTGTCTTTCGCTTAAATCTTTTTCATGCTTTTTGATTGCATCCAGCTCCTTTTGATAGTCTAAATCAATCTGTTTCAGTTTCTTCTCCGTTCCCTCTTCCATAAGGCTGATTTCATCCTGCTGGTTCTTGCGATGGAGGGAAAGAAGTTGTTCGGAAAGTTGTTCTTGTTGTTTTTTCTGCTTTTCAGCTTCTTTCTTGGCTTGGTTTTCTTGTTTAGATAATGAATTCCCGGTAACACCACCTAAATCTTTGTAGGCTTTTTCAGTTGTTTCTACTCGTTTCTTAGCTTCTTCATACTGCTTTGAGGTGAACTTAGATTTATCCTTTTCTATCTCAGAAAGTTTCTTTTTAGCATCTTCCCATTCTTTTTTGGCTTTATCATAGTCTTGTTTGTAGGTGGTTTTGTTTTTCTCTGAATCAATTCGATTTTGCTTGACCGACTTCACAGTGTCTATAAGTGTTTTTATGTCTTTGACATTATAGATTGCTTCATCAGACAAGGTTCCTTTTACATCAATAGGTAAACGGAGTTTGATGGTTCCTTTATCACCCTTGCCCTTGATCCTCCTTTCAAGTTCAGAGATATATCGGTCAAATTCGTTTACATCAACATTTTTCAAGTTGAATATGAATTTCTCTGAAATGCCCTTACCCTTGTCTTTCAACATAACGTCACGCATAGCACGCAATTCTTTCAGCTTCTTTACATATCCATCAACACCTTGCTGACCGGAAAGAGATTTCAGTAAATTTTCGTAATATTTGATTTCAGATTCAATATTAGCCAAATTTTTAGCCTGATCTTCTCCAGCACGTTTCGCATCTTCCTCTGCAATCTGCTGCTTCAATTTTAGTATATCGGCAAGTTTGATGGTTTCAACATCGTATTGTGCGAATATCTTTGGATATTCTTTTCTCAACTCCGCTAAACTCTGACCTCTTTGTAAATCAGACAAAGCTATGTCACGAGAACTTTGTACAAGGGAATCAATCTTCTGCTTGTGCTCTTCCTCTTGTCTTTTAGCTTCTTCTTGCTGTTCGTTAAACCTTCTCTGCGCTTTTTCACCTTCGGTTGCAGAATCATGGAAAGTCCACATGGCTGCCCCTAGTCCGATTAGAGCTGTTGCCGCCAACACGTATGGATTAGCTTTCATTACAGTGTTTAGTGCCGCTTGTGCCACTGTAAGTGCTTTCGTTGCAGATATGGTACTCCAAAGAGTTTTAGCCCTTGCCTGTTCAATTACCATAACAGTAAACATGACAGCCTTATACGTACCATAAGTAACCACCAATCCTGCCAGTATCTTGCCGACCGTTTCGTAATTCTGGATTAGTGAGGTAGTCATCTCAATGCCTTTCATTATAACCCCTTCCGATTTTTGACCCATTTCGTCGAAAGCGGCATCCATCGCATCCTGCATCATAGACAACTGACCATTGATAGTCTTTGAAGCATTCTCAGACATATTATAGAACTTACCACCTGCGGAAGTTGCATCAATGAATGCCTGTTGGACCATTTCAGCGGAAACAGCACCTTTGGACATTTCATCTTTCAAAGTTGCGATAGATTTTCCGGTCTTTTCGGAGATAATCTGTAACGGGTTGAATCCAGCGTTTATCATTTGATTCAGATCCTGCCCCATAAGTTTACCCGCTGCTGACATCTGTGAAAATGCCAAAGTCAGCGAATTGAACTTACTGGATTCCCCCATAGAAATATCACTAATGGCCTTCAAGTATTTGATAGTGTCTTCTGCTTGTATGTTAAATCCAAGCATCATCTTTTCTGCTCCAACCATATCTGACATAGTAAGTGGAGAAATCTTAGCCAGCTCTTTGATTTGCGGAATCAGTTGCCCTGCTATATCTTTTCCAACCATTGTTTCAATAGCTGTCTGCATGGATTGGAACTCACCACGTACACGGATGATTTCAGAGCCCAATGCTTTGAGTGCTCCGATGCCACCAATAACCGCCAATGCTTTCTTCCAAGAAATAGCGATACCTTCGTTAGTTTCTACTACTTGTTTCCCATCATTCTTATAAAGTTCATACTCATCCCGTAATTTCTTTACTGACAATCGAGCGTTAGCCTGTTCCTGGGTGAGGTTAAATAAAGAACTTTTTTGCTCTTTCAATTTTTCATTTGTAGACCTTATTTTAGCTTCTAAGGAAGAAGTATCACCATCCTGTTTTAATGCTTCACGATACTCGTCTTTTAATCCTGCTAACTCATTTTTCAATTGTTGGATAGTTCCACGTTGAAATGTTATTTTTTCCGACAATCCATTCACTACCTGAGAAGCATCGAAGATTTTCCTTTTGAATCCCGTTTCCATCTCTGCTCCAGCTTTAGCTGCATTAGTCACCAACTCATCCAATCTTTGGTTGGATGCGGCTAGTTGGGTGTTCAGAGCCTTGAAGGCAGCAGGGGATTGCGTGCTGTCCATGCTCATTAACTCTTGCTTTAACTTCGCAATCTCGTTGCGGAGCCTTACGACTTCCTGCCAGTCACTTGCTACATTGAAATATAATTTCGCCATACCTATTTTCTTTTTCTACGATTTGCCAATTCCTTACCGCTGATTTTATTCACTTTCTGACCGCCATATACCGCATGAAGTTTATCCCGTTGCATCATTAGCAGATTCCTATAAGGAATAACCTCGAACACTTCTGTATACCCCAAATGAAGCGTGTCAATCAAATGGGCGATCTGCCCGAAGAACGTTGCGTTTCCTACTGTTTCGGTTTTGCTGCCAGCATCGACACGTTCTTCATCGAGCTGACACACTGAAAAGCCGATATATCCATCATGGAAAAGCATTCCTCCAAAGCATTTTTGATTTCCTCAAAAGTACCATCCTCCAAAGCCTTAGCCAAGTCCTCATTGCCACAGATGAAACAAGAAATGCCTTTCAGCATATCTCCGCTTACTTTAGGCAGTTCTTTGATGGCTTCCATGATATTATCACCCTCCATACCTATCTTTGAGAAATGATGAATGGCACGACAGATAATTTTAATTGTAGGAGGTTTAATGGTATAAATCATTCCTCCTATCTCTACATTTTTGAAATCCAGTCCTAACAAAGCATCAGAAACCGTTTTTGCTGCTTGATTCATATTCTTAAACTAAAAGGGGGAATGGTGCATACCCATCCCCCGGTTATCACTCTTGTGCTTTTACCAATGTTATCTCTTTTTTAAGAGTGGCATCAACTTCAGAAGGAGTGGTTTTAATATCTCCTGACTGAGTGACGTACCCCACTTTCGACACTTCATAGTGAACGGCAGCCCCAGCATTCACCTGCTTTGACTTGACCGTTTCACCGTCCAGCTTTACGGTCGCATCGGAAGGAGTGGGTACAATGGTTACTGTAGTTCATGCCTGCAAAGCTTTAATCCGCCCTTCTTCATAGTTATACTCAGAAGAAACCCCTTCAATTCCCGGTTCCTGCACCAAGCCTTTTACAGCGATTGCAATTGCCTTATCCGTATTGGCTTCACGGGAAACAATACGGCATTTTGGGAAGATGAACCAGACATCATCATCGGTCAGACAGAACAATGCTTTGTTGATAATAACTTTATCCAAAGCACGCTTCCAACCTGCATCTATAGATGTTGCCTGAATAACATCGCCACCCATGAACGCTTTCTTGGTCTTCCAGTCATATTGTCCGATAGAGAAAGCGGGCGATACTTCTCCCGGCACATCATCGTAACGGTAATTCTTTCCCGTTAATTGGTTCTTGTACCCAGTGACGGAGGCTTCCGTTTCTTCAATCTGCCACGTTTCCCCGTGTACATTCAAAACCTCATCTTTCGCTTTGATAGCGGCTTGAATCAAAGTCTTTGCGATTTCGGGGGTAATGTCTGCCGTTATCTTATCAATGTCGGCAAACAAGATTCTTTTAATTCCTACTGCTGAAATCATAATCTTATAGTTTTACATTTAATACTTCAAATAAAATTCTTACATTCACATAACGACACTTCAAAGCTGTATCCACTTCCGTGCCAATTGATTCGATAGAGTAACGATAGGTTGTACCGTCATAGGAGCTTACCACATCATCAAAGAGTTTGTTGGCTTCTCTTTCGAGTTCGTTCAGACGAATGGTATTTGCTTCATTCTCGCTTAAATTGGGAACACAAAGATTCACCTCCGCAAAAGACTTCTTCCAATAAGTCCCCGGCTGTTGTTTCTTCGTGTGAATGACAATTCTTTCAGTTTTCAATTCGCCCGTCAGCGTTTCCCCTGCTGGCACGATGTCTATCCCGAAAGCCTTGCAATCCCGGTAGAGGATGTTTCCTATGTCGGTAGTTACTATCATTTCACAATCTCCCAATCTTCGGCAAACACATCACTGATAGACGGAACCCATGAATCAGCACGCCCGGTGTTCTCGTTGTAAATAAGGCATTGACTCGTATAGTCAATGAAACCTTTGCCTTTCAGAATAAGGTCTTTTGCTGATTGCGGAAGAGATTGCATCTTTGGAATAACATCACTCTCTATATGAGCTGGAACCTGTTTGAATACCATTAATCCTTTCCCGTTCCAGCCCTTTCTACGGATAGCGCCACCTTGTTTCAAAACGTCTATAGCATCACCGAAACAGATAGGAGTTTCTTCCTTGACTTCTCGATATGATTCTTCAAACAGTTTTTTGGGTGACCAACTTTCATAGCCATATTCAGTACGAGTGTGATATCCTAGTTTATAAGACTCATTCTCTTCTATTTCACTTTTTACCAAGCCTTTACTGCAAGCTTCACCCAATGTCATAGGTTCTGCTTCAATCTGTTTTGTACCAATATACTTTTTCATTTTTCAAATTCTTCTTTTAATCGTTTCTCCGCATATAAAGCGGCACTACTTAAAACATCAAATCCCTTAGATTCCACGAATGAAGCGTATTCCGCTTCGTTTTTCAGCGTCAAACCATCTTTATCGACATCGTAATCATTGGACGTTCTCAAAGTGAGTGTGTGGTCTTGATAATCGCCATGTTCCTCCGCGTACTTCACGGCTTCATCGCCTACATCAATCATCTTCTTTTCGACCTCCCATTCTCCTTCATCGAAAAAGGAGTCGACATCTGAGAAATCGAAATCTACATCCATAATTCCGAGTAGTTAAAGTAGTTTGTACTCTTTACCGTGTAGACTTCGCCTTGACCTCTTACAGTCTCACCATCCATGCAGCGGACTTCATCCCCTGCCTTAATGGTGATTCTCTTCTCACATACTACATGATAGTTAGGACGATACACAGAACCATTATCGGATGAAAACTCTTTGGTAGTGTTATTGTCGCAGCGACACTTACATACATCTTGCCAGCTTTCACCACCTGTTCCGGGAATGGGTCTGCTGAACTCATCCTTATCCATAGGGGTGATTACCTTTACTTGCAATATGTGTGGGGCGAATATCATAAGAAGGTTACTTTGGGTTTGTTACTTAACTCGTCTTTCAATCCGTACTGCTTGCACAGCCATGAATAGTAGTCCTTGATTCCTTGAATGTCCCAAGACATCGAGAAACCGCTTTCACTGATTGAAGCGGCACGAAGTAGGAGAGAGGGGATGAACTTCGCAATCGCCACAGAGACACGACCGTAGTATTCCTCGCTCACCTCATCCTCTCCGCTTATCTTCGCGTTCAGACACATATCCAAAAGGTCAGCTTCCGACAAGTTAATGCCGAAAGACTGGAACTTCTGTGATATGTATTCGTTTACTGTCATACGTTCAATACTTCTTTCAGTTTAGCGGTTGATTCTTCATCCAGTTCTGAAGCCTTAGCCAAAAGAGTCTCTTCTTTCATGTTTCCGGTTGCTTGAACACCGATAGATTTCAGAGCATCAACCAAAATCTTTTTCTCAAATTCCTTTTCAAAGAGGGGCATTTTGAGTTCCCTCTTTTCTTCAGGAATCTTCACTTCAACTCGTTCGCCAAGTCTGCGGTTTTCCATATCCAGTACACGGGATTCCTCACTGACCTCAATCACTTCACCCGGATTATAATATTGTCCGGTGAATTTGTCACGGAAAAACAGACATAACCTTTACTTTCATATCTTCCTCCTTATGCTGACTGGATTGATGCAATTTCACTCAAATCGAAATTGGTAATCAAATCCGGGTTGGTAATTTGTGGAATCCATTCTGCCGTATATTCCATGTAACGACCATTCTTGTCACGGTAGTTGGATATAAGCATCTGCCCCTCTGACGGAACATAAGTACGCCCTGATACTGGATCTGTCGCTTCATACGGGGTATGATGGCGCATATAACCTACTTCATCACCGTTAAGCAAAGTAATGCGGTTATCCGCATAAATCTGTACATTCTTTCCGGTCTGATCTTTCACATAATCCTCTTTGATTTCAATACGTGGCAGACCAATACCGGTGAATACTTCGGAAGCCAACGAAGAAGAAATCAAGCCAGTACTCAATTTCATTTCGTTAGTACCGAGAATCATCTTGTACTGTTCGCCAAATTCAGAAGAGCCGAGTACATTCTTGTTGAAGGTTGTACGTGTCATAATCATCTTGGCATAAGCGCCAAAGTCTGGAGCTAGGGAATGTAGTTTCTCTCTTAAATAAGAGATGAACATATTCTTGCCATCAACGATTATATTTCCAGCTGTAGGCTTAACAAAATTGAACGGAAGAGCAATCTCCAGCAGTTTATTGTTGGTTTTACCGGAGGTTATTGCAGTATCCTTGTTGTAAACGGTGGCTTCACCGGTCATCAACAATGCACCGACAATAATATCCATACGCTTGTGAGCTGCAAGAGTAATCTGACGGTAGTCGTCTGCCAGGAAGTTTACAATCTCTTCCATTGCAGCCTTTTGGTCGGCTGGCTTAGCTGCATTGAACTTGTCAATCAAATCCTGCAATTCAGAAAGACGGTCAATAGACATCTGATAAGCATCACCCAAATAGGCAATCTCACCATATCCGGAACCGATGTTCCGACGTTCACGGATGGGTTTCTCTCCAAAACGTGAATTGATAGAGCCGGCCATAACTCCGGTTACAGAACCGATATAATCCTTGAACACACGAGTAGTTACTCTGCGGAAAGTAAGATACTGTTGCCAATAGATTGTATCTTTACGCGTTTGGTTCACACGTCTGATGATAGCGGACACAATCTTCGCATCATCGAATAATGTTTGAATCGTTAAAAACATATCCTACCTCCTTACTCGTTAAATTCAAACCATCCCTTCAAATTAGCTTTATCGTTCTCGGAGAACGGCATAACCAATTTTGAAGGCTCAATCTCTGTGGCCGTACGGAGCAGCGCAACTAACACGATACCATCTTCCACCTTTGTTCTTTCATACAAAGCGGAATTTGAAACATACTTTTGTTTCAGCCCGTCGACTGCGGTTGTTTGGAAGAGAACCGCATCTTTGGCGATACTTTCACCGAAACCAGCCTTGATAGTCAATACGTCGTAATTGGCGTTAGACTTGTCAATAGCCGTCACTTCTGCGCCTTTTTTACCACTTCCGACAAACATGCCTACATAAGCCAAAGAATTCTTGGCTATTTTGATACTTGTACCGGAAGTATACTCTTCTACAACTTTTACATTGATTACCGCATAAGCAAACTTGTTTTTCAAGTCTGCATAAATCGGTGTAAATCCGGGAAGGAAACTTCCCACTACAAGGTTCTGCGTATCAAGCTTGAACGGACCGCGTCTACGAATACCTGTCTGGACATCGTAGCGTTCCTCTTGCTCAACGGGCGGAACCAAATAATACTTAAATCCTGCTGACATAATTAATTTTTGTTTTGTTCAACAATAGTTTTTGTTCCCTCGTCAATCATCTTGGCGATAGATTCAGATTCTTTCTCAATCTTCTCTTCCGCTGATTCGGGAGGGGTTACGCCTTTGAAACCGTCATTTGCGAACTCCTGCTTCAAGTCCTTGAAGTATGCGTCCAAGTCCTCATCGTCCTTGATGGCGCATCGTTTGGCGTAGTTTTCGGGAATACCATACTCCTTTGCCTTTGCCAAAATCTGCTGGCTACGTGTTGCTTGAGCCTTCTCCGTTTCAAACTGTGTTAGCTTGTCAGAAAGGCTCTTGTTGGAATCAATTAAGGCTTGCGCCCATGCAGGCACATCGTCTTTCTTTTCTTCCGGCTTCGGATTGGGATTCTCGACCGGCTTACCGTCTTTAAGGTTATGCTTCTTCTCGTAGTTGGTCACTGCTGTTTTTGAAGCATCCCCGGCACGGAAATCACCATAGGAATTTAATACGTCCGAAAAACTGATACCCTCAACAATGGAGTTTACTTTTGTCTCGTCCGTTACACCCTCTGCCTTTTTGGTGGCGATTCGGGTTAAGATAGCAGTGTCCACCCCAGTGAATTTCTGTTGCAGTCCTGCCAAAATAAGTTCTTGAATATTCATACCGTATGAATTAAATTGTTATTTAAAATTCGCGGTATAAAAATAGAGAGTAAGTGACTGAAAGGAAAATAATTAAGTGGTGTAGAATTCACCAAGAAAGGATTGTGAAGAAATAAATAAAAAAAGGCGTGAAACCGAATGGAATCACACCTTTGTTAGAGTTTAAGCTTGAGACATTTCATATAATTTATTATACAATATTTCAAGCTTTGTGGTTTCAATATTAAATTGAGTCGCATTTTTAGGAAGTCCCAGTCCTTCATCGTTACATTCTATTGGATTCCATTGGCAAGGAATACTATCATCATTGACTTTATCACCAATTTTACTATCACGAATAAATTTCCAAATATCACTCCCTAACTGGTTATTTTTTGTAACAGAGGCCTTTCCTCCTTGTCGTTGATTCTTTCTAATAAATAAGATAAAATCATCGTTTCCTAATTTAACTGTTACCATAATATTATATTTTTATTACACTCCCAAGACAATATTAGCATCAATATTCAACTTCCGGCTTATCTCACGTGCAACCTTCAAGGTTGGTTCACATTTACCGGAAATATAATCACTAAGACGTGAAGGACTAACACCAACTAACTTTGCAAGTGATTTTTGATTCAGTCCCATTTCGTACATACGAAGTTTAAGGACATCGACAAGCGTTGGTTCTCCCAAAGCGAAATGTTCTTCTGAATAATCAGCAACTAAATTAGAAAGAAGCTCTAATTCTATAGTATTCGGATCGTCCAAAGGAGTATCGTCTTTCACTAATGGAAGAAGCTCCTCTACTCTTTTTACTGCCCATTCATATTGGGTTTGGTTTTCTATTTTTGTCATAATCCTAAATATTAGCGCAATCTATTTTATCATATTCTTTATGAGTACCAATAAAACGAACATACACAAATTGAATGGTGAATTTAATCACTACTACCAAACGATAGTTGTTACCTTTGATGTTAAAAACATAGTGTTGATTACCTACATTATCAACGCTATTAAACGTTTTCTTAATATCGGCAAAACAAGTCCACTTGCTTCTTTTCACAATGGTAGTCCATTCTTGCAAAGCAACCTTTGAATCGGGATGGTTCTCTGCATATTCTTTTAATGCTTGTTCGGTAAATATTCTCATTGGTTACTCAATTATCGTGTGACAAAGATATATATATAATTCTATAATTCAAAATTATATTCTAATATTCGTAATTTAAAGAATGAAAAAATAGCGGCAACCCCGAGGAATCACCGCTAACTACTCTATTTTTCTTATAACAAAATTATAGACTTCGTAATTTTTCTGACCTAGAAGTGTTTTTCAGTTCAATTTTTCTGATTTCCTTCATAAAAGCCTTACAAATGAGCCAACACAAATACCATCTCTTAGGCTTGATTCTTAGAATTAGGCTGTTTCCCTCCGATATTACTTCTTGATTGTACTTTTTCATTCTGTTCCTCCTTAATATCTTTAAGCTCTTCCTCTATGCGATCCGCGTTCCCGGCAAACATAATCCCCTCACGAGTTGACCAAATACCACCACTGACAGCAGAAACAGCAGTAGTAACCTTGTCGTTCAAATCATCAATCATGTACGGAATCAAATCCGTTTCGATATCGATAGTTTGGGATGCCTTGTTAAATTCGGTTGGATTGATAGAGCCTAAAGCGGAGACAATGAAATTTACTCTTCGTTGTAAGAACTCACCGATAACCTCACCGTGATTCTCTACTGCCATATGTGCGCCCATAAACATAAAACGGAAAGCAGTACCGGATGCTTTGCCAACACCTTTCAATGTTTCAAAGGAGATTCTCGGAGTGTTTGACATATCATAAGCCATATTTGTAAGTGTTTCAGCTTCAAAACGAATTGTTTCAGGAACTTGGTTCCAGGTCAGATACTGGGCATCTGCTCCTTCTCCTGTGAGCTTTACGATTTTATCTTTATTCTTCCCAATAAATCCCTCTACATCGCCAACCAATTTCAACAGAGGGAAGAAGTGATAGTCGATACAATCCGCATAATTAGAAAGAAGTTTTTCCAACCGGACACGGAAGGTCTTTATCTTCTTGCAATACGATTCAGGACGGTAAGCATAGATAACCGGTAGTTTGGGGAATCCATGAATAAAGGCAGATCTTTCCTCATAACCTTTAGACAAATCCCATTGATAGACCATCTTATCTGTGATAGTCATAAAGCAAGTGATTTCCGAATCATCCATGAGCTTCTTTTTGTACTCACGTGAGAAAGCGACCAAATCCCCTTCATCATTGAAGAAAGGATAGAGAGTGTCACCACGGAAAGGCGACCACACAACGCTTTTCAGCTTCTTGGTAGGCTTTACCTTGCCCCCGAAAGAAGTCTTTACCTTCTGCCAAAACTTTGCCCAAAACGAATCATCATCGGTAACATACCAATATTCTGCCGCTTCTTGTTCGGAGAGCCAGGCACGGACAATCTTCTTGTTTTGATATTTGATTTTATTAGACTTGAATACAGCTTTGACCGCATCCAGCAGTTTTTTTTCATCATCATCGGTTGGAGTGCAATCCATAGACGGTTCTGTGCCGACCGTGAAAGCTGTTTGAATGTTCACTATATCCTGTTCCAATGGGATAGAGATACGGTTCACAGGTTCGGTCTTGTACCTCGCTTCAATTTCATAAGTCTTACCAGTTTTTTCATCGAAAACCTTCTCCGCTTCCTTTTCAAGAACCTTTCTATCTGGGTACTTCTCCTTGTCAACCATGATTTCGTGGCGTTCCGGATTCCAATCATCCCAAAGTTTACAACGGTCAGGAAGTTCGGTCTTTCTACCTTTCTTCAGGTAATTTATTTTCTGCCCAATGTCTGATAGGGCTAATATTTCTTCAAGTGTCAATGGCATAATCTATAATTTTAGTGTGTGAATATTCCTGTTAAATCTTTCGGCTTCAAAATGCGTCCAAGCAAACAACCCAATACATAATATCTAATGGCATCCATCAAATGATTATATTCATCTACTGGCTCATTGATGTAGTTTCCATCCTTATCTTTGTCCCAAACATATTTCCGAAGTTCAGTAATAAGATTGTAAGAGCGTTCTGTTACAAAGAACTCCATGTCTTTAATCTTATCAATACCCGCTTTGATTGAACCGGGGAACTTATCTACCGGATAGATATTCACGCCTCTGTTCTTTATCTCTTGAATCAATCGAGGATCTTGTGAATCAGCAAACACTTTCATAGAGAAAGGCTTTAACCTGTTGGCAATAGCCGATGAAAGCATATCCGTTTCATAGAAAAGTTCATCAACATACAAACGGTTATCAATAATGCCACATCTTACAGCAGCGGAAGGATCATTAGTAAATCCGAAGTCAAGCCCAATTCCAACCTTTTTACACCCTTGGGGGAACTCGTCAACGATGCCCCATTTCTTGAATACCGCACCTTCCGCTACATCAGCCCAGCGACCGATAACAACATGAGCATACTTTTCGAGATTGTTCACCTTCATATCCTCAACCTCCTTCAGAAACTCCGGGGAAAGGTTCTCCAAGTTATCAAAATAGGTGGTATGGATATGAAGTACGTTCGGATGAGTGGATATTTGAACTTGAACACCGTCAATCTCCACCAGCTTATGAGTATTCTCGATGTACTTCTTATAGATGAAGTGATTGGAATCGCAGGGGTTCATTATGATGATAATCCGATTTTGAATCCCTTTCTTACGGATGGAGAGCATTATCTTGTCGAACTCTTCTTCATTCGTCCATTCCTCCGCTTCATCACAGACGAAAGTTGTTATACCCTGAATAGATTTCAGTTTTGCCGTCTGATTTCCTGAAGATGTCTTGATACCCCGGAACATGATACGGCTCTTAGTCATCTTGTTAACTATATCCGTCTTGGTGGTCTTGAAATATCTGGTAGTTCCGTCCAGCTCTATCTTCTCCATCATTTCGGGAATGATAGACATTCCGGCAGAAACCATTGTATAACGGGTATAGAGAATCTGATGGATAATCTTTTCTACTTCTGTCATTTCAAAGGTCAGCCGTTCAATGAAAGTGGAAGCATTGAAAGACTTACCCGACCCACGTCCCCCGGTAATAAGGATGATGAACTTATCCGTATCGGTATACAATGGATGATATATTTCCTGAGGTACAATCATTTCAGCTTGTCTTTAATCCATGAATCAATATTGATACCGTGTTCTATGTCGGTGGGAATGTCGGCATCTTCATCCTGCTTACGCTCAACCTTTCTCCAATCTTCATCATAATGATACAGCCAAACAGACTGTGCTTGTAGACTAGGAGCCAACTCACCTTCTACAACTTGAATCTCTTCTTCACCTGTTAGATTCCCATCCCTATCTTTTATCTTTCTAACAGTGGTATTCTTTGTCTTAATACCACCAAGAGCCATAGCTAGGAACTTAGCACGCACAAGGGCGTTTATTGCACAACGCGCACGCGATAATACTTCGTTCAATTCGGGGTATTCACCTTTCTTCTCACAAAAAGTTTGAGGGCATAACCCGACAGCATGAGCGATTTCCTTGTCAGTGAACCCCTTTTTGGCATACGATTCTATGAGAGAAAGAAAGTCCTCGCTTGTATAGTCAAACTTGGGCTTTCTTCCCCCTTTTCCTTTTTTGTTTTGAGATTCACTTTTACTCATATCACTTATTCACTCCACGGATTTTCGTCTTCTTCCTCAACGTAAATCCGTTTTAACTTTTCTGATACTTCTTTCAACTCACGTTTCATCTGTTTTACATGAAACTCTGCCGGCATCGGAAGTTCCAATGCGCCTAACAGGTTATCTATCGTATCAATAACCTCTGCAAATTCATCTGGTGCAATCATGTCAATCTACCCTTTCTATTTGTTCATCAAACACTTCCCCCTTTATGAATTTCATATCCGGGTCATAACCAAATCTTTCCATAAAAGCAGCTTTCGCTTCATAGGTGTCAAAGGACAGCATTACATAGGCATCCATATTCTCGGCTTGCTTCTGGGCATTCTCCTTTACCTGCTGCTTGACTTCTTTCATGTGGGCAACCTTCTCGGCACGTTCCAACTGCTTGGCGGCTTTATCGGCTTCCTTCTGTTCGGTGACAGGCGCCATCATATCAGACAGAGCTTCTGCAATAGAAGTTTCTTCTTCTGTCTGTAACAGGTAATCAACACCAATCATGTTTAGGTCGGCATCGGTCAATCCTGCATCTTTCCAATCAATGTCGGGAACTATCTGCGCAAGAGCATCGAAATCCCATGTACCTTGTGCGTTGGGGTTGTTCATCAATATGTTCAACTCCTTTTCCTGCTGTTCGTCCACGTCAATGACATCGACACGGATTTTATAGTCGTTATCGGGGAACTTCTGCAATTCGTCCATGACAGACAAACGCTGGTGTCCGCTGACCACGGTAAGCCCGGTACGCTTGTTCACGACAATTCCACCTACCAATCCGAATTTCTTTATACCGCGCTTTAGGGTTTTGCGTGATTCCTCGGATAGTTTTCGGGGATTGTAGTCCGCAAAGTGAATGGCAGAGCGGTTAAGCTCCACCGATTCACTCTTTATGTACTTTGATAGTTCCATATTAGCCATTAGTTAACCCCAAACGTGAACGCATCGCATTTACTGCGGCTCTATTTCCTTGCCTTTGATAAATAGGAAGCAATGCACCCGCATTTGCACGAAGTATTCTACCTTGTCTATTTATGCCACCACGTGATACATTTTGATTATTAGCAGCAAGAGCACGCATCGTTTGTCTCCCTATTTCTTCTGCTGTTTTTGTTCTTCTTCTAACTCGGCAATCCTCCTATTATTTTTGTTTGTTGTAATGTTCCCAAAGCACTCTTTCAGCCATTGGGAAAACTTTGTAAATTCTCTGTAAGTCCTGCGGGTAATTCTTTTCCATCCAAAGCATACAATCAAGGTTAAATCCAACTCCAGAACTGGCTTTCAATGAATATCTGATAGGTTCTGGTAGGTTGTGCTGCCTCATGTAAGCGAGAATGTCCCTCTGATTCCAATCCGCCAAGGGATAGACCATACCATTATTCTCGTACCCATTGGATTCATAGCCTTTCAGCATAAGCCTGCGGTTCATCCCGTCCGCTTTCTTCATGCCTAAGAACGTGTAATAAACTCCATGAGTAAGCTGCATAGCCTTGACTACATCAGCCAGTTTCAACAACTTCACTTCGGGATTGGGGACACAGTACATACCACATCTGAGAATGTAGGTGAGATTCCAATGAGGCACCTGAACAAACTCTATCTTCGGGTATTTGGATTTAGTCCAGTTTATCCAGCGATTAATATGTTCCAAATCCTTGACAAAGTACATGAACACACAAACGATACGGTCAAACTTCGGATAGATTAAATCAAGCAGAACAAGCGAATCCTTACCCAAGGATAAAAACAGTAGAGCCTCACTCGATTTTACCCGAATGAGGTCTATATACTGGTTCGCTTGCTCTACCTTGCTCATAGCTTAACCTGTTGACATACCATAAGCGGCACGAATATCGCTATAACGCTGCCTGCGTGAACCCAACTGCGAAGTGCCTGCTGCACCACCGCGTCTTGCTACCAATCTACCTCCAGCCCCGGCACCGTTCATGTTCCTGCGAGGTCCGGCAATTCTGTTTACTCTTCTTGCGACTCAGCTTTCTAAATTTTAAGTTAAACAATCAGCCTATATGCTTCTCTAATATCTTGCCCAAAGTATAGTCCATTTGAGCTGCGAGATATTCTTCACCTTGATACTCGTAAACAACATCGTTACCATCTTCATCGGTAAGGATTACCGCTTCTGCGTTCTTTACTTCTACGATAATATAAGGACGTTTACCCGTATATGCACCTGTCAGAAGCTTGATTGCGTCGTACTTGATAGGCTTCAATTCTACTTCACCTTCTTCGGGCAGTTCTGCATCAGCCGGATATTCTTTGCCGCCACATAGGTAAGTGATATACTTCTTAGCGTTGGTAGGTCTGATTTCACGGTATTCGTGGGTTTTCTTGCCTGCTAAGATTTCATCGAAATACTTCTGTTTGATGCTTAATGTAAGAATATTCATAATCGTGTCATTTTTTAAATTAATATTCATTGTTGCGGAAACAGGACTCGAACCTGTGACCACCGCCAAGTCAAAGCGGTAAGCTAACCAACTGCTCCATTCCGCGATTGTACTCCAAAGGTACAACTACAACCAAAGATAACGAAATATCTTCAATAGCCGTTCTTCACAATAAATCTATTGTGAAAGATTAGTCAACCATTTATCTCTTCTCTCTCTGCACACCTCCAAGGTAGGCGCACAACAAGAAAAAAGTTCGCCATTTTCAGTACGGTAGTCGTACTGATACATTCTCACTCTCTTTCTGCCTAACTTCGTTGTGTAGGTAGTGTAATTCTCTTTACCGGGCTGGCATACGCTGCAACCTCTTTCGTTGTTAATTGAGTTCATAAGCTATTTATTAAGTCCACGTACTTTTTTCAAATATTCGGTAAATTCTAACAATTCATAGAACATTCGCTTCTTCTCTATGTATTTAAGACCTTTTCGTCTAAGACCTCGCTTGTTTCTGGATACGCACATTTGACAGCCCATAACACCAACATAGATATAAGATAAATGATGCCTTTTGGCTTTTTTTAAAGCCCACCAAATCGCTTCACGACAATATCTGTAACTATCATTTTGAACACCCTCATAACCTTTACTCATTATGAAATGTCCTACTTCATTAGCTTCTTCTTCTGAATAGCAAATTGTAAATATATTATTCATTGCTTCTTTGCTTTACTTGTTCAACTAAAAATCTTTTAAACTCAGACTTCACCTAAATACTCACCGGTGATAAAATCAAATTCACCACTAATTAAACTATCTGCTATTTCACCCATAATAATCAATATTTAATGTTTCACATTCAATCTTTCTTCACTCGTATAAGCCACTACAAGCCCAGTTTCATCATGCTGTATCGTGACATATTTTTCACCCCTCTCTATGGTGGTAAAGTCGTACATAGAACATAACTTACCCAATACTCTGCCCAGTTGCTTCATCAATGGGGCTTCGGGGCTGATGATTAAAACTAAATCTGCTTTCATTCTGTTATTTCTAATATATTTAAACCGTACTTCTCTGCCTCTTCTTTCGCTTCGTGAAGCGTATTGAACGAATGTGAACAACCTTTTGTACATAGCGTATACAGGTTGGATATACATTCTTTTTTGATGAAACATTCGTTATTTTTCAATTCTGTTATCTTCATAATCGTGTTATTAAAGGTTCATATATAAACAAGTCAAATCACACCCTTCATCGTAATCATATTCTAAAGTTACAGGGGCAAAATACTTTTGGATCTTCTGCGCTGCTACCTCATTTTTACCCTCAAAAGAGAAGGTAAAAGACTTTTTGCCTCTGATCGTTATTTCAACCGGTACACCTGCAACCTTAGTCATATTGTTTTCAAGTTCTTGCTTTGTCATGGTCACGTATATTTAGGCAGTAAGACTTATTGAGTTTCTTAAAAACTTGCTAGCTTCTTCTACTGACATATTCAGTTTCTTCTGAATAAGAAGAAGCATACAGCTTACTTGTTCTTCTGTATCTAAGTTACCTTGTACAAACTCTGCCATGATGAACTTTTCTATTGTTCTTTGTTTAATTACTGATGTTGCCATAATCGTGTGTATTGTGGTAGCCCGAAGGCTACCGGTTAAACTTAGAGCTTCTCAATTTTGAGATTATCATTGATAATAAATCTACGACCGCACTCGCAAATTATATGAGTTTCTGTAATTCTTTTGATTACCCTTACTACATCTTCATGTATTATACATGGTGTACCATCTGCATAGTGACCGTTAGCTAAATCACCTGACACTCTGTATCTCAAACCAACTTCTATCTCTTTTGTATTCATAATCTTTTTATTGTACAGGGCGAAAGCCCTGCTGGTTAATACTATTATTTAATACCGCAAAGTTTTGAAACTTTCAGTAACTCTTTATCGCTCATAAATATGAGGTCGAAGAAAACACCTTCATCAAAAGGTTTATTTTGTAATATAGCTGCTGATTTCATTTCACTCATAATTTGAGCTATCAAACTACCTTTTACTTTATCACTCATTTTTGTTGCCATGATCGTATATCTTTTAATTGTTATTACTTCGTTTCTGATGATGCAAAGATAGTATATTACGTAACAAATAATACTATTTGTATGGTTAATAAAATATAAATATATTATTTTGCGTGACATATACTAATTATATAAGTATATTTGCATCATGGAAAAGGAAGATAAAAGAAGAGTTATACACGTAGAAATGAAAGCAACTGGTAAGCATAGGTACTTTGCTTCACCTGCTGCCATCTATGATGTATTCCCAAGCCAAGAGCTCGGAATTGCCAGACAGTCACTTCTGAACTATTGGCAAAAAACTGAAGAACCTTATGAAAATGCGATTTGCATAATTAGAAAAGGAGAGTTAGAACGAAAAAGGAAGGGTAAGCCAAATGAATAATAATGAGGTTGTTTCATTTGAAAGAATAAGAGATGCTTTCTATGTCTATTGCGATATTATAGAAAGGTATGGAAAAGGTAAAGAGGGATCTCCCATTGGTAGCTTTTATATTGGATGTGTTATATTAGGCTCGCTCGCTTGCGAAATAGGATTAAAAGCTCTACTTGCCCTTGAAGACAAACCTTTACATGGGCATTGTCTAAACAATTTATTCAACAATTTAAATCCGCAAATGCAAGAAAGCATAATACAATATACTTCTTATGAATTGGAGTCTTTCAATAATGCATTATTAGAAAATAAAGACCATTTTGTTAAATGGAGATACTATTATGAAAGTAACCAACTAGCAGCAAACTATGACTTTATTTTTAAGCTGTTTTACTCAATTAAAACACATTTAGATACAATAAATCCGGAGTACCAAACTCCGGATCATTAATTTATTAGCCCTTTTAATTTTAACCGATTTATGATTTCGGTGTAAAGATAGTCAATATCCTGCCTGTAAGACCTGTATTGCTGGTAGAAAAATGTCACATCCTCGCAGTTGTGAGAAATTAGAGAGCCAGTACACCCGGTAACTTCCGCAATCTTATCCCTCAATCCGACTTTCATTTTACCACCTGCCAACGTGCTGGGAGAATACAGGAAAAGCACTATAAAAATAAACTTCCTCCTTTGGGTGGGGCTATCTACGCATGGAGGAAGCGACAAACCCGAAAGGATCTCTCTAAACCACTCATACACCACTCCGATAATAGAATAGTCATGCAAAACTGGTTCTGAAAGTTCCTGTTCCCTTTCCGAAAGTCTTGATTTCTGTTCCCTGATTGATTTAAGCTCCGATATTGCTGAAAATTCCTTTGCCATAACACGATTATTTAAAAAGTAATAGTATATTTGCATCATAATCGTGTAAGATTTGGGGAGAATTAAGCTTGGTCGTGCTCGCTGATTCTCCCTTTCTATTTTAACTGTCTATTCTTTTTTAAAGCCTTATTTTTCTTATCTATTTTCTTTCCCCAAATAGAAGCGTTATAGATGGAAACTGCATATAATTTTAGTTCTTCACTATTTATTAAAAAGTCTACACGTAATGCTACTTTCATAGATTCAGCATACAAAATTGAGTTAATATCTTTTTCCATGTTTATTTTCTCGTAATTCATTATACCTTATTTTTTGCTCAATATGCCATAGCAAATCTATACCCATATAATTTGATAGACCAATTACGCCCAGTAACATACTGTTTAGCTGTTTATCAAATGTGTAATCGTATTCATACTCAAATCTTACTGGAATGGTAGCAATGCTGTATATGCTTTCTGTGAATGTTTCTCCGTTGCAACTTTCGGTAGATTCATAAATGTCTTCTTCTGAAAAACACTCAATGGTTATGCCTCGTAGCCCTGCCAAGTCAAGCAAACGGATAACGGTATCAGCAAGCTCGTCTTCCACGCTGTCTTTGATAAACGCATCGAAGTCCTCTTTGAACCTTTTTGTTCTTCCTGACTTTTTCAAAGAAATTCTATTCTCTTGCCATCCCTTGAATTTGAACATATCAGCGGTCTTTCCCTTTCTGTCCGCTTCTACAGCTTCCATCAATTCAGATATAACAAGGCAAAGAAGGTGTTCATTGCTCAGTTCTATATCATGAAATCCATGCTCGCAAGCGGTTTTGTATGCCCTGTCACGGAGGGCGTTCAGATTAATGTTGTTCATATTTATTTATTCGTTTAAATTCTTCTTCAATACACTTGCTTATCTTGTCCGCTTCCTCATAGCGTTCAGATTCTATCAGTCTCCTTTTTATCTCTTCAAGCTGATTGATATATACAATATCATTACAGTCTGTTACGTGATGAATATATCTTTGGATACTATTCAGCTTGCCCTCCATACGTTTGTGCCATTTGCCTATCATGATTACAATGAAAGCAACAGTTGAAACATTGAGGATAAACAATGCGATTTTAATTATTAGTTCTACGGTTTCCATATATTACTACTGTATTTTTCTTATCATAATTACTCATACGGGCACATTTACCGTCACATGACATATTTATATGCGCATTGTTGGCAACTCCCGTAATAATTGACTTCTTATAGCATTGACCGCTGTATGGGCTGTAATGCTTGCATAGTTGCCTGTATTCTTCTCGGTTCATAACTCTTATTTTATTGAACATTATCTTTTTCATACTTGCATTTAAATTCATGCAGTTCGCAAATATTTGTATTCTGTGGTTTTCCACCACACCACCATCTGCTAGGGCAGTAATACATACTTATCGCATACTTCAACCGTATTACGGTTTTATCATTGTTTCTCTTTTTAAGATGGATACAATTACCACAGGTTGGAACTTTGGGTTTATTTTTCATGTTACTATTCTGTTTTTATTAAATCATATTTTTCTCTCACTTTCCTGTAAAACTCCTCCTGTTTCTTGGTAAACGGCATGAAGGAGTGATTCAGCCATCGGCAGATGTAGTATGGCTTGTCGTCGATATACGACTTATCTTCTTTTGTTATATTCCAATCTTCCGGACTATTTCTTCCTGCTTTTTCTTTTGCGAGGATGAAGGCATCTATCAGCTTCGAGTACTTCATCAAACCTATATAGTTGCTCGTAAAATTCGCTTTTGGGCATACGACGCAACCGACACGTTTCGAGTATTCATATTCGGGATTGATGGATAAATTATGTTTGTGAATGTAATCCCAAACATCGTTATCAGTCCAATCGATTATAGGCTTTAACTGGATAACGCTTGCGTTGCCCGTTGACTGACAATGCTCCTCGAAGTAATCGTCTATCAATGCCTTGTTATTCTTCATCACGGTTTTATTCTTGGCTTCAAATACGGTACGTTCTTTTCGTCTTGCGCTTTCCGATTTACGAACTCCAACGATTGAGCATTTATCTACATATTTGCTATTATGCTTGTAATTGTCGCAACAGTAAGCCATATAAACTGTAGGGAGCAATCCTCCGTGATTTTTCCAAATGTTCTCAATGAATCCGTATTTGTAATCCCTGCGCCATATTACATCAGGATAATTATCACGTATGAAACGCTTCGTAATTAAACTTTCAAAAGCGACATTGTAGTATGCTTTGAAGTCTATACCGCTCCGTTTGCATAGATCGTAAATTACACAAGAATCTTTGCCGCCGGAAAATCCGACCGCAATTTCAAATTCCATCGCCTTTGCTATCTTTGCAAATTTCCTTATCCGATCGATGGAGGTCTGTTCGATTTCGTCTGCAAATAAATTCATTTCTATTCTGGTTTTACGCTAATTGATTCGTACATACTTACCTGCAATATCGCAAGTTCTTAATATCTCGGCATTATCTTCACCGAAAGCAATTAGGATACTACCGCAACCTGGAGAATCCCCACGGGTTCCATCCGGACGGAAGAACCTGATCCGGTTACGCAAAAACTTCATCGCTGTTGCCTTCTCGAATACCACATCTTGAAACATCTTGGAGTCACAACGATTAAAGAGTAATGCAATTCCGTTGCCATGCTCTGCCAAACGCCTAACAAACTGTTCAATAAGCGGACGGGAATAAGGAGGATTAAGCCAAACACGACCTATCCAATCCTTCGTTAAACCATCATCAGTTTTATTGTACATTATCTTAGCTGTCTGCCAAAGTGGATTTATAGGAGCACACGGATCTGTATCAAATACGCCCAACTCATCTATGATTTCTTTCGGTGTATACCATTCATCAGTGGCATTAGCCGACCGTTCAAACTGTGTATTCATTGCTAATATTTTAATTATGTATCATTAGGTTATCCGCGATGGCGTAGACTACCAGGTAAAATAAGATGTTCACTCCTAGGAGAAGGAGGATGTTCAGGAGTATTCTCATATTTTAGGAACTAGAATTTTAGTTATCAAAAATATGTGCGAATACACTCTTTTCATCAGACAGTTCAAGCCCTAGCTGTGAAGGATGGCTTTTGATGTAGTTATAGAACGCAAACATTTTTTTTGTCATCATCGCCACATCGATCTACCAACAGCCGGATGAAAGCCAGAAGACAATCGGAATCGTTTCCGAAATTCTCCTGTGTGGAGAACTGCGTTTTGTCAACGTCCTGTTTTAGTCTCCGAATCGCAGCTATTGCTGTATTAAAGTTACGCTTTGCGTCGTAACGCAATTCATAACCCTGTTTTCCCATTTCACTTCTCAAATCATAGAGAAGGGTTTCTACGACATCTGTCAACACATAGGTCAGGTTGAGGGTCGTATTAAGATTTGTTGTTCCTACTAACATGATTTTACTTATTTCTAATGTGGATAAATCCACGTTTTTCTGTCTCTCTAAGCAGTTCTATATCTTCTTCCTTAATATCGCAAGGTGTTTCTCTATTGACACTCATATAAGATGATATACCGAACTTCTTTCGTATCTTTTCTATGGTCTCCCAGTCTTTGGTAACCCAACAGATTGTAATATTCATTTTCTCAAACTTTCTCCTTTGAATTTTACCCGTGTAGTAATAGCGACCAATCTATCCATTGTCCGTTCCCCGTACTTTTGAGATATTTCATCAAGTGATAGATTAGTGGTCAATATCAAGAGTTTTCCTCGCTTTTCCGCTTCATCAACAATTTCACAAAAAGCAAGTCTTTTTTCTCCGAATTTCACGCTAAGATTCTCTGTACCGACATCATCAATGTAAATGATATGCTTTGCTTTTACACCATCTATATCAGCGTTCATCTGTTGAGCATCATAACAGGCTACTATCTTTCGGCAATAGTGATTCAAAAGTAGAGGAATGATCTTCCAACAGATGAGGGATTTCCCTCGTCCGCAATTGCCGTGGCATAAGAGTCCACGTCCGTTATTTCCAGAAAGCCATATAGCTATTTCATCATACTCCGGCAGCCATTCTGCATTTCCTGTGAAATAATTCAATCCTCGCCAAAGAAGGTTCTTTGCATCCGGTATCGATATATTTACGAGATTGGGGACGGGATTAAACCCGGTCTCCCTAAGGCTGTCGATTGTTTTTTTAAAGTCTATCTGTTCCATCTGTCCTCCCATTTTTTTTCTTGGGGTGAATCATATTTATCGGGAGAGTTATCTTTGAGAACCACTCCTATATCGGTGGTCGACTTGGTAGGTATCTTTTCTCGGTTTGCCCATGTTACCAACCTTTTAGGAAGTTCCCAGGTCTTTTCAAGTTCATAGCGCATCTTAGTTTCCGATTTATTCAGTTCCGACCAATAATCGAAGAAAGCCCGTATCATGTCTTTCGGGTATTTACCGACATAGGGAACTAAAGACTGATAAAAAAAATCCTTTCGAGTGAGAGTAGCGGCTTTAGCCGCGTCTTTCTTTGCTACTCCATTAGGAGTAGTTTCTTTTATATTCTCTTCTTTCTTATTATTTGGGTTAGAGGTGGGTTGCTCTTTTAGCAAGTGGGTTACTTGCTGGGTTACGAGGTGAGTTACGATTTTTTGTAAATTACTATTCGTCAGCTCATTAGGTGGGTTACAAAGTGAGTTATTAAGTGGGTTTTCCATAACTTCACCATTGTACTTTTCAAAATTGACGAGAGTAATCACATTGACCCCTTGACCGTTATCAGTAGTAATCATTTTTTCTCTTTTCAGTTTTCCGAGGAAAGATTTAACCCATTGCTCAGATCTTCCCCATTTTTTAGCAAGAAATCTATTGGATGCAGGATATTGCCCTCTTTCCCATGTTACTTCATAACACCCGATGCGCGACGTAGTCGGTGATGCCTCAAATCGTGCTGCCTGTATCAAGTCAATCCACGCTTCGCACTCACTAAATGCCCGGGCGGCCTGCCATATCTTGTTATCAAAGAATGAGCGAGGTAATTTAATAAACCCTTTATCCATTGTCTTTAGAATCTCACGTTAGTTAATTGCCTTCCTTTAGAGAATACAGCCCACTTACCGTTACCGCTATCAAATAGCCGTAAATCCGACACCTCTCCGAAACGTTTGATATTACCACAAAGATCAACTATCCACCCAGCTTCTTTCTTTGGGTGCGGACGTATTGCCCTACCTACTATCTGATACCACATGGCAAGCGACATCGTAGGACGTGCCATAACAACCGTATCAAGCTCAGGATAGTCAAAGCCAGTCGTGAGTACACCGACATTGGCAACGACCGGGATTTCCCCTGCCTTGAACGCTTCGAGTATTCTTTCACGCTCTCCTTTTGGAGTATCGCCCGAAACGATGGCGCATCCGGGGATTGAATAGGTCAGTCTTTCGGCTTCTTTCAAGAACCGGGTAAAGACCAGTATTCCTTTCCGTTTGCCTCCTGCCTTAGGATTCATCAGCCTTTGGACGATATGAACGAGATAGCCGTAGAAATCTATGCGTTCATACTCCTTTTGGACTGACTTGTCCGTGTAGTCGGCACCGGTAGTATTCACTTTCAAATTGAGTTCGTTCCATCCCGAAGGGTTCATTGGGTAATAGTTTAGCTTAGCCAAATAACCCATATCTAAAAGAGTAGATACTTGTACATGATAAATGACTTCTGAAAAAACATGGGGCTTTGTCCGTGTGATGAATTTTAGCATAGACCCGAAATCACGTGAAGAAGACAATCTATAAGGAGTTGCCGTCAATCCAAGAACTTTGCACTTTACAACTTCAAAAAAATCTTTATACATTCCCTCTTTGGGGTTTACCAAATGGCATTCATCAACGATGATGTTTTTGAAGTGGGTAAATAGTTCGGGATGATTCTTCACGCTGCCGATGGTGGCGAATGTTATCCGGCTTATCTCCTTTGAATTGAAGGAAGCCGAATAAATACTGCAATCAAGAATACCGTATGAACACAGCTTTTTGAAATTTTGCTCCAAAATCTCTTTGCTTGGCTGAAACACCAAAGTATGACCGTCAAGTCTTGCTGCTATATCCGCTATGATAAGGCTCTTTCCGCTGCCCGTAGGCAAGACCATGATGGCGTTTGTTTTCTTCGCCTTGTTGTTGAAGAAAGAAACGGCTGCATCAGAGGATTTCTGTTGGTAATCACGTAGTTGGTAAGTCATTCTGCTTCTCCTTTCAATAGTTCGGGATTGTCATGGATATTACCTTTTACTACAAACATTTTGCGTGTCTGTTGAAGAGTGTTTTCTACAAAGCCATCCCATCCGACCCAGCATCCTTCTTGGGTACACCATTTAACTTCAAATGAAAGTCCTATGCGGTGTTTTCCACTCGTTGTAATATAGTCAAGTTGTACAATATCACCCTCATAAATCTCTTTGCCGTTCCTATCAAGCAGTCCTGTAAACTGTCCGACTGTGTTGTCGGCAACTTCACAATCATTTACAACAAATCCGAAGTTATCTGTTGTAAAACTTGCTATATTCTCAAAGATTACAAGTTTGTTAATGTTTAACGAGCAAAAGTTAGAAGAATAATTGGCAATATTTCCATATATCCATTTGCCGTCCTTGATGCGTTTACCTCTAAATTTAATTGTTCTCATAATCCTTTCTCCTTTCTAAATTTCTTATTCAGTGCCTTGTAATACTTGATTAGCTGTTCATAATCAAAATCTGATATTTTGGAAGTATTAGCAGCTTTCACCTTTAGCAAGTCGAATTTCTGCCGACCTATCTTGGCTATCAGATTCACCCGATAGCCTTCCAAATGGTCAGCTTTGAAGCGGTTGCACGAGCGGCATTCAGCATGGCAGTTATTTTCATCGAAACGTGTTGCCAAATGTGTACGACTGAAATAGTGCCCGCAGTCTGCTTGCTCGAAAGGCTTTATCTGTCCACAGCTGATACAGCGGAAATATCCGCCCGGCATACAATCACGAAGCCGGATAAAAAGGGAGAACTCTTTATCAAGTTTCGCTTTTAAATCCGGCTTCTTCTTTACTGTTACCCCTGCTTTATCAAACAGAGGTAAAGGCTTGTTTTTCTTCTTAGCCTTTGTTCGTTTTATGTAGTACGGCATTGTCTATTTGTCCAATTGTTCCATCAAGTACCTTGTCTCTTGAACGACGGCTTGTTTATCCCAGTCATATTCATTGTCTCCATAATGGAATGTGTCAAACCCGAATATCCACCAGTCATCACCAACTTCTGTATTGTCGGTGATAAATTCTACATCGTCCAATATAGGATTCCTTTTACCGACATACTTGGGATTATATTTTCTTTTGCTTCCAAAAGATTCTTCACCGTTTATTGCAGGTTCAGAAAATGTGATGCCCCCATGTACGTCTATATCCTCAATATCAAAATAAGACATCCCATGATATTTGTTCACAGGGGGAACAGCCACATATCCGTTATGCGTTCCATGCTCTACCATAGTGGACTTAAACCATTCGTTTGATTTTATAAATGCTACTGCTTTATTTTCCATAGTTTTCTATTATTGGTTTACACAGTTCAACAACTTGTTTACAATCCTCCACATCAAACATTCCGATATGGCAAAGCTCACGTGGTATGCCCAGTTGATTGGATAGCCACAGGTAGGCTTTGTTTCTGTTTGAAGTGTTGGGGATATGTTTCTTCCAAATTTTATTGATAAGATTGGTCTTAGCTACCTGGTCGAAGTAGAAGTGGGCTTCTTTCTTGGCTTCCCTTAGTTCCACGTTTGCCAAACGCCCTAACGCCTGGTCCGTACCCTTGTGTACTCCGACATAAGCTCTACAATCTCGGCAGAGGTAAATCATACCGTAGGAGCGTCCGTAGATTACAGAACTATCCACGTATTCAGTAGACCTACCGCAATAAGGGCAAATCTTACCAGTTAATAATTCATCCATAATTTTCCATTAAAAGCCCCGAAGCGTATTCTCCGGGGTACAACCATTATTTACTAACCCTTGCCATTTATGTGTGGCTCACATTTATGTGGTGGTAGCAGGACTTGCACCTGCATGATTGTTATGCTGCTCACTTGCATCTTTTATCGCCTACTATGAATAAGGCTCGCTGTTGTAGGTTTTGGTATCCGTCACCGAGTGATTAATAACCCTCGAATGCTTCGTTTACCTGACATGCTGGTCTCCTTTTCGCCAACCTTCCCCGATTATCATTTCCTATAATCCTCAGCTTAGAGCATCAATCTACTGCTTAATAGCGTCTCTCTTTGTTTCGCCATACCACCATGTTCGCCCGCTCAATCTTCACAGACCGAGCAGGCAGGTTAACAAAGTTACACCTCAACGATTACAATGTCCGGTGCAATCTGTCTGATGGCACCCAGTTGTTCGTCAATCACTTTATTCTTGTATTCCTCGATAGCTTCATTCGCACCGGCAGATACTAAGGAAAGAGATACGTCTCTACCGTCTACATCAGCGTAAATCTCAACTTCGATTTCTTCACAGGCAAAGCCTTTGAAAAGAGGGATGTTCAGTTTGAATGATTTCGGCAAATTGGAATCAACCACCTGCGAGTAGTTGTCAACTTTGCTGCCGTTTTCCTCCTTGCTGCGCTCAATGTCTTGGTTTACCTTTGCTTTGAAATTCTTCAAAGTAGATACAAGCATCATATTCTGTGACTTGTCAGTAAAGAAAGCACGGTGCATTTTGATGAACTTAGATAACTTGATGGGTTCCCATTTCTTTTCAACGTTGATACCGAACTCCTGCATTTCTTTTGAAGCCTGTAAAATACCGTTGATTTCTGTCTGATAGTAACTGGTTTCGTCAATCGTCAGAGCCATCCTCATCTTATCACGGTTTACAATAATGTTCGTCGCTTTCTGGTTAATCAGTTCGACACGTTTCTCCAACCATCTGATAGGTGCATCTATCGTTCCATTGATAACTACTCTTTCTGGTTCTTTTGGGTCGAGTGCTACGGGGGCTTCTCCCTCTCTCAATACTACTTCAATTGGTGCACCGTTATAATCTTTCGGTACAATCACGTTTAATTTGTTTTCGCTCATGATTCTGTTCCTGTTTTACGGTTAATACTGAATACTGTCTTCTGCATTTCTTGCGGCATAATCGGGCGGCTGTAAACCAGCTCACCCAACTTGTTATAGAATCCTGCCATCTTTTCCTCATGGTAAAGGATTTTGGCACATTCTTCATTTTTCACAAACTCAGAACCTCTCTTGATGTGGTCCAAAAGTTCCTGCTTTTCTTCATTCAAAGGTTTCAGGCGTTCTTTGAACTCTTCCATAGCCTCTTTCTTTTCAATCTCAATATCATTGATGGTGATTGATACCTCGGCTAATGTTTCTTTCTTTTGCGCCAATTCTTCGGGTGTGAATCGGTGGGTATAACCGATTTTCTCTACTGCATCGGCATTATCCTGAAGGAACCGCCAACGTTCCTGTTCAAGGATTTCTTGTCCTAAAAATTTGTCCATAAACGATATGATTTATAAATTATTCATTGTAAAATTCAGTTACAAAACTGTTAGTTTCCCTTTGAAGGCGATTCATCAACTCGCGCACCATTTTACCCTTACTAAAGACATCATGTTCGTGATACTTCATTGATGGGAATACGAGAGTAAAACATAGCGTCATTCCGTTTTTATCCCATCCACCTAAAGTAGCCCCGGATTCACTCGTTTTTATTCCGTACTCAATTCGTGCATCTTCTACTTCCTCAAGGGCTTTATCATCTACGTTGTACTTTTGCCATACGTCCCAATCGTAAATAGCAGTTGCCAGCTTATCTACAAAGAAGGGGACTGCCTCTTTTTTTAATCTGTACTTTTTCATATAAATTCTTGATTTCTTTGTATTTCCTGCTGGGCGTATATCAGCATTTGATGTTCATTTGCAGCCGGCAGATAGATACCTGCCACTGATGCACTCCAGTTACGAAAACGGTCAATACTCAAAGTCATTTCACCTGTTGTCAGCTCGGCAGAACTTCTTAAGTAAGTTACTTCCTTACCTTTCTTGTTGACCGTCTTACGCTCAAACAAATCACGGTTGCAAGTCCTCTTATAGAAATCAATTTTTGCTTCATCGAGGCTGCAACCGTACTCACTACCGAAATACCCTAAAAGAAGATGTAAATAAGAGTTTTGAGCGAGGGTGCGATTAGGTAGCTTCTTCTTTACTTCTACCACTGCTCGCTCACTAAACAGCTTGTTCACATACTCCTTAAACTTGGGTATTTGGTATTCATTCTTCAAGTCGAACAACATACACTAAAATGGTAGTTTATCATTATCCCCCTGTGGTGGTGGGAAATTCTGCGGCTGTTGCTGATAGGTCGGCTGTGGTGCCGGTTGCTGAACTGATGTAGCCTGTTGCGTCTGTCTCGGTTCAATCCGATAGGGTTGCACACGGGTAAAAATCTGCTCCACGCCGTCCTTGTTACGGTATCTCGTGCCCTGCACGTCAAAGGAGATGGTGACTATCTGCCCGACTTGGTATTTGTCAAGCTCGGTACATCTGTCACCGATGAACTCCAGCATGGGAGTATTCTCAAATCCGTTTCTTTCGCCCGTATATGGGTCGAAACGAGTACAGTCTATCACTATCCCTCTTTTAAGGATTATCTTGCTACCATCTTTGGATGGCAGCTGTTGTGTCGGATAGATATAAAGTATCTTTCCTGTAAGTTGATTTGCCATATTATAATACTTTTAATATTACACTTCCTACTACTGGAGTATCTTTCAGATATTCCTTATACAGTTCGGGATAGTCTTGTTCAAAGGCTTTCTTGTCGAAGTTCTTACGAATTGAATCTTTTTTTCGTGTGAAGGAGATTGAATCACCTTTCCAACTGTACGCCCCAGCTTTTACCATTTCCTTCATCACTCCGTCCGTCAATTCTTTCTTCTTATCAGCCCAATACCTGCATTGCTTGTCTATGTCAATAATGGATTTCTCCATTTCACGATAAACTACAGGCATTGAGTTGTCATTTTCGATTTTATTGTATGGATTGTCAAACTGGATACCTTTCACATCACAATCCATAAGGTGTATGATAACTTCTTTCGGAATCCGCTCCACATCTACCAATTCAGCTTTATCACCTCTTAAATAGATGGCGAATAACCTGCCTACTTTTACATTTGGGTTCTGTAACTCAAAAAGGTAAGCATAAACAGATAATTGCCACCGCACATATTCCTTGTCGAGTTTGTATGTGGTCTTTATATCACCTAAATGATAAGTGTTCTTATCCTCTCTGTAAACCTTATCTATACAACTTGCATAATGCTTGTTGTCAGACACAAGATATTCGCTGGTTTCGTACTGAAGGCCATGCCTGTCGATTAAACACTTATAGCCGGTCACTTCTTCCGCACCCATATCTACACCCATATCATCAAAGATTTGACACTGTGAATGTATTAAAGAGCCACGTTCAGCTGCCTTACGAACAACGTCCTCTGGAATATTGTCATATTTATTAGGGAAAAGTTGTCGAGAAATCATCCCGGTAATTCCCTCTAATTGAACACCATCCAAAGTGTATGAATGGTGTTCCGAATCAAATATTACTTCTGATTTATGCAACATTTTTCAACTTATCAACTTTATTATTTACTGCATCAACGAATGCCTTTGTTTTTCCAAGAATAGAACGATAGTTATCACACACACCTTTGAGAACATCAAGGGAGGTGGCGGCATTGACTTCTTGAAGAGCTATTGCCAACGTTTCTGTTTCTTCGGATTTTACAGGTTCTGTCTTAGGCTTTAATATTTTGCCCATTTCGTAACGAATGTTTCCCTTGTTATCTATTATTACAAGAGAATTTATTTCTCGTTTGTCGTTATATCCAATGGATTTAACCTTAAAAGAAGTCTTGATTTTATTTTGGGCATTCAAATCATCTTTAGTGATGTTTACCCAAATGAATGGGGCTGTATAAAGCTCCCTGCCTATTCCGAAGTTGAAGCAAGCGCGCTTGAACGCATCGCTGGCTTGTCCTTTCTCTTTTTCCGTATAGCTTTCCGTTCCAACATCCTGCTTCGTTATCCACATTTTCTTTTCGTTATCCCATACAGACACATTGCAATATAGGTTTCCATCTATAACCTCATGGCTTCTCGTCCAATTCATTGAGCCAAACGTTTCGTCCAATAGGCGCATATCGCACCGTGCATCCTTATATAAAAGTATTGAGCATCCGTTTGCGTTTAGATTAACAGTCGCCACCCTTGCATCTATTTCGTCTGCATTTAGCAATCTTATAGGATTCATAATCGTAAAATTTAAAGGGTTAATTATATTCTTTGTTCTTTAGGTTCTTGTGCATAAAGAAATACATCCGAAGCATTAATTGCATAAGGAGATATCCTTGCACTTCCGGTCTTTTCAGCTCTGATTTTCTTTTCCTTTATCAGTTTCTCGAGTCGGTATCTTCCACCTACAAAACCTTGCGCCTGCTCCTTGTTTAAGGATATGTTGCTTCCGACCCGATATAGGGTGCTTAATTTTGATTCTGCGCTCATTCCAACCTCCTTACTCTTTCTCTCGTTTCAACTCTTACTTCTCTTCCTCTTCTCATTTCGCTTTGTTCGTGATAAAGCGAAAAAGAGAAGACGCATAACATACTACAAGCAACCGACGCCCGGACAATAGGTGCAAAATCCATCGTGAATTTCATTCCGCTTATCCGTTCATAGAGCATTGTAGCCAGTTCCCTGCCGTTCCTTATATGCAGAACCTCAAAAGCCTTTTGCAGTTGATTGTTTATCGTACTGATAGCCCTGCATTTCAGATTGGCAATTTCTTTCTTTTCATACCCTTGTGCGTACATTCGTGCTGTAATCTCGCATTCGGGGGTGAGTTCTGTAAACACCCGTTCCATAATCGTGTAAGTTTAGCATTTATGAAATTCTTGTAACAATCACAATCCCTTTTTCCTTAAATGACTCAGACTTCCATCTCTTACTCTCACTATAGTGTTTAGCGTTCAGAAGTGACACATTGTTACGGATTGTCTCTAATGAAGATATAGGGAAGTTAATCGTAGCCCCCTTCTTCATATTTTTCATTTTTTCTTTACTTTCTACCTTTACCATAAATTTAAGATTTGAATTAATTAATTGTGGTCTGTAGAGGAATCGAACCCCTCTCAATCATTTCAATTGGTTGCGCAACACAAAGCTCTAACCGATAAGCTAACAGCCCCAATAAAAAAGTGTACTATCTTCACAGACGGTACACCCAGTACAAACACAAAATAAAACACGACAAAAACTACTATATTGTTCAGAATCCGCCCGGCTGGTTTCCCTTACTCACAGTACTGGTTTATTGCAGGAACCTTATGCCGGATTGTCGGTCTACCTTTTTGCGGATCTCTGTTATTCACGTAATTCTGTGTAGGTGATTCTGACAAAAGCAAAACAGCCAATACATATAACCCCCATGATAATAATAGAGATCGTTTTTATTGGGCTGTGGGTTGTGATTGCCCCGTAAAACATAATTATAGCGCATAAGGCTAAAAGAATGGATAAGATTAACTGGATTAGCTTCATTTTAATCCTCCTTTTCTACTTTAAAACCCTTATCTTCGAGGTAACTGATTATGGTATCTTCATTTACCTGATTTAAAACTTCTGTTTCATCCATTTCAGGAACCAAACTGAATGCACCAAAATACTCCATACAATCAGATGCATTTACGAGTGACAACAAACTACCTGCATCTACTTTTGAATAATAATGTGACATAATCGTATAATGTAAAATTTGCGCCCGCCAACCTTTTAGACAGTTGTACCCAGAATCGAGACTGGACGGGCAATATATCGTTGGATTTCTACTTAAAGAAAATTTAAAAGTCATACTTACAACTCGGATTTTTCGTTTAGAACCTTGTGAACGTATCGGTGGTTACTGCCTGTAGCCGATTAACTTCGCTGTCTGCTATGTGCCCGAAGGCTTGCCATTATGCGCACGGACGAAAAATCCGTTATATATTGCGCCCGCCATACCTTCTACGGATTGTACCCGGTATCGAGACCGGACGGGCATTGTATAATCGTGTAATTATGCGTATCTGCTTAAACCTTGAATCAGACAGAGGGCATCGTAATCCATGTCGTTATCTTCGTCTGTGTCCGGTCCTGAAAGGATGGCTTCATAGGTATCAATCTCTTCTTCGATAACTTCTATGATATCAGCCTTGCAATCTACATTGTAAACCCTGCGGGCTGTTGCTTCATCCATATCCTGAACATTATTCAGATCTTTGTATAGAGCATTTAATCCCTGTTCAATCTCGTAATGTGTCATACTCATGCAATTTTTAAAAGGTTAGCTTTCTTAAAACATCTGAACTCTTGGCGTTCTGTATCAAAGTAGGTCTGGACGGTATCATTCTTCGCTCTCTTATCTGTACCTGTTATTGCAGGCATTAACTTTTCATTCAAAGTACCGTAGGCTTCGCGGATTGAACCGTCTACCTTCTGAAAGTAGAACTTAACAATGCGTGACTTCATCTGCAATTTCAGTTTCATGTTAACCCAGGCAACCTTTAATGCTTCTGACATCGTGAAACCATTCTTGCGAACAAACTGCCATGCAAGGCTCATAACTTCATGTAAAAAACTCTTCGTGCTCATAATCGTGTGATTTAATATGTTTATACTATTTGTATAGTGCAAATCAATCATTATCTTTGCTTCGTGATTGATTGATGATGCAAAGATATGAACTTAATTCATATAATCAATACTACATATGAACTATTTTCATATGTAAATAGTTAATTTATGTTTTATGGCTATAAATCAAGAATTTAAAAATCTAATTAATAGGATTAAATATGAATATTCACTCAATCAATCCCAAATCGCTGATAGATTAGGTATTAAAAAAACATATTTATCTGATATGATAAATGGTCGTGTACCATATAATGAAACTATGAGCAAAAAAATTAGTGATATTTTCCCATTCGCTAGCAATGAACAAAGTTCATATAACAAAACCATAGAAATAGCAGAATCTGACATCAACGAAGGTTCTTTTAGTGGAACTTTAGTATATGATATAGATGCAACCTGTGGGATGGGTAATAGAGATATAGAATTTACAGAAGATAGAATCATAGGTTCGGTTGATTTGCCCGAGATAAGTAAAACTGCCAAAATAGTAAAGGCTAATGGAGATAGTATGGAACCGGTAATATATAACGGGAATAGAGTAGTTATTCGAGAAATATTCAATTGGGAAGATATCTTCTATGGGCAAATCTATTTAATACTTTTAGACGAATATAGGATGATTAAATATATCCGCAGATATGAACAAGATGAAGAAAACTACATTATTCTCCGTAGTGAAAATTCTAAATATGATGATATAAAATTACATAAAAGTAAAATAAGGAAACTCTTTATTGTAGAAAATATATTATCGATTAAAAACCAAATATAGTTCTATGAAACTCAATCAATACACATGGAATCTATATAAACAGACTGAAATTGGGACAAAGGAAATAAAATATTTTTCCGATGCGGGAGGATATGACTTGTTTAAGAAGTATTGTCCTCATTCTAATTTTATACCTAAAGATTTATATAACGATTGGTTGGAAGGCATACATTGTTATGGCGTTTCAGAATACGACCTTCCTACTTCTTTAAACGAGGCTAAAGACTTATACACATCACTCATTTCTTTGGGAATAAGGATAGAAGGTCAGCAATGGCTTCCTGCTAACGACTTCAAAAATACGCTTGGATTTATTCAACCTATATCCTATGTTCTATCTCGGTTTGCACCCGAATACTTTTTTCCATACCTATTCCTTTGTCGGATATTCGAGTTAAACAAAATAGCGGATTTCTTTAACATAGACCTCCCCAATATACCTAAAAGAACTGATTACAAAGGAAGGTGTATGTATTATTGGGAACTCTGTGAAGTGTTTTATCAATTCAGAAAAGAGAATAGACTAACGCCAGAAGAATTATACGCTTTTTTGTATGACTTTGCTCCCAGCAACATTACAAATGAGAAAATAGATATTCCCAAGCCATCACAAGCGTGGTTTATAGGTGGCCGGTTATATGCAGAGGATAAATCTTTAGTTTCAAAATTTTGGCAGTCAAGCCCTGATGCCAAGAAAGGAGACATCCTTGTGCATTATGAAACATCACCAGTTAGTTCAATCACCTGTATAGAAACATCTCTTACGAACGGAGCAATAGACCCACTATTTCGATATTATGGATGTATATATATTAGTAATAGAATAAACATTCCTCACATCACACTAAAAGAACTTCAAACTGACGAGTATTTCTCCAAGCACCCGCTTGTCCGCAAGAACTTTCAAGGGGTAAACGGTTGTTCTATGAGTAGCGAGGATTATTCGGAACTCCTGCGAATGATAAAGGCAAAAGGATTTGACACTGATGTTCTGCCAAAACTATACGCTCCGACATTACCTAAAGGGATAGTTATAGAGTATGAGCATGATGTGGAGCAACTGTTATTAGAGCCGTTATTAAACTCTATGGGATGGTATGAAAAGAAAGACTTCATCCGGCAGTTACCTATTCAAGCAGGAAGAGGACATCGGGTGTTCTCGGATTATGCCTTGCACTATGACAACAAACGGGACGAAGAAAAAGCAAAAGTTCTGATTGAAGCCAAACTTCACATGAAGAACAACCAAGAGATAGAAGAAGCATTTTTGCAAGCTCGCTCATACGCTTGCCTTCTTGAATCCACTATAATAGTTCTTTGTGATAAACAATGCCTAATCGTTTATGAAAAGAAAGATAGCTTCGACCGGGACAGCTATAAGAAATACTACTGGGAAGAACTAGAAAATCCCGATATATTCAACGAATTAAAGAACAAACTAAATATCTAAGATAATGAAGAGAATTGTATTCATCATTCTTTTGATTTTTCTTTATGTATCTGCAAGTGCTAAAGATATATTCCCTTTTAACGAAGTGAATTCAAAATGGAACATATCCATAAATGGCGGATACAACCATAATGTGAAAGCTGGTGCTTATGGATTAGGATTAACAATAAAGGGTTTTCATCTAACAATTGGAGGAACTGGGGGTTCTCACAAGCATGATATAAAAGTTGATACATGGAAAGAGCAATCTACCTGTTTGATTCATGTCGGCTATCAGATTCCTATAACAAAATCGTTTAGATTTATTCCTGTCGTAGGTATGGCTGGTGCAGGTGAAATTGTAACAGATGGATCAGACTGGAATATCTCTCAAAATGGAACCATAAACAATAAAATGACGCGAGACATGACGTATAAGTTCGATTATGGTGCGCATTTGGTTTATAATCATCGCAAATTAATAATAAACCTTTCCGCATCAAGGTATACAATTTTTGCAGGTATAGGATTAGAGTTTTGATTTTAAACAACAAACTAAATATTAAAGCACAATGAAAAAGGTTTTATTTTTAATGGTGGCTGCATTGGTGTTTGTACAAACCTATGCGCAAAATACTCCGGGTATTTATTACAACAATGAAAGAGTAGGCTATTCGCGAATTATTGGCAAAAATGTAGGCAATATAGCAGGAGCATACTTTACACTCGGATTAAGTTCTGCAAAGTCAAACAAAGTCATTGAAGGAGAAACAGCAGAACTTGAGATAGAAGAACAAAAACCTGAATTTATAATTGTATTCGGGGAAGATAAACAAACCGGATATATATTTTCTGATGAAAAGCATATGGATGAAATATTGTTGATACAATTACATGAGAAAAAAAATAAAAGAAATCTTAGAACAGGTAAATATGGATTAACAGGTGTAAAAACAGGTGTTGACGAAAAAGATGTAATCCCTCTCTCTATTGAAAGGGTTGAAGACAATAAGTACAAAGTCCATCCTAAAAAGAAATTGGGAAAAGGAGAATATTGTTTTTACTACATAGGGAAACCACAAAACGAAGAACATACATTCAATGGAGTTTTTGACTTTTCTATAAAATAGAATATTATGATTGACTTTCTAACCATCATACTCCTAATATTCGGAGTATTACAAATTATTCTCTTCTTCAAAGTATGGGGAATGACGAATGATATTAGAGAAATAAGGAACAAGTACCTCAAGAATGAGGACGAAAAGAGGAGGGAGGAAGCGGTATATGATCCAACACCTAAGGTTAGTAGTGGATCTAAACCTACAATATAA